GTGCGGACAGACGGGTTACACACCCGACGCGGTGTTTGAGGGGCTGCTGGACTACATCATCGGCTATCTGAACCCGTCGCTCACTCCCGAACCGATTGAGGGCTGGAAGTTCAAGCCACAGGACACGCCGACATTCCACGAGATGATGCAGACGGTGTTCCGCATCTACTCGGAAGAGATACCACGGCGAAGGTGGTACGACCCGTTTGGCGACCTCTATATGGCGATACATGCCGGAGGCGGTGGCAAGGGTCAGTTCTTCACACCTCCGAGCGTGGCGCAATGTGTGGCCGACGTGAACATTGCGGGATGGGACGAGCCGGAAGGACAGCCCACGCCGTTCGGACACCGCATCACCATTGCCGACTGCGCAGCGGGTAGCGGGCGAATGCCGTTGGCTGGCTATTGCTCCATACTGCACAAGATGCAGCACGATTGGGGCTACACTCCGCAGCAGGCAGAAGCCCGACGGCCTTACATATCGTGCGAGGACTTGGACTACAACTGCGTGAAGATGGCGGCTATCAATATGGCGGTGCACGGGTGCTTTGGCGAGGCTATCTGCCACGATTCACTCTGCGAGCCCGACAAGGTGCGGCTGGGTTACATCGTGAACGAAAGCATGTGGCCGTTCCCCACCAACGTGCCGAGCATCCGCAAGGAAATGGACCCGATGCGGTTTGTCGCCACTCGCCTTTGGGCTATGCGTGGCAGTGCCGACCGCAAGACACTCGACAACGAACCCGAACAGAGTCAGGAAAGTGGCGTTTCAGACTTCACGCCTGAAACACCTCTTTCCGACCCTGTTCAAGTGAAAGACAACAAACAACCCGTACAACTGGAACTATTCTGATATGAATACTATGGCAGAAATAACCTCAGGCGTTGAGGGAATAAAGATAGCCGACATACTGAAAGGGCTTAAAGGTGTTCGCTTATGTAAGAAGGCGAAAGGTGCAATCCCTCGGTGGTTTGACATCGTTATGCCAAACTGGATGATAAAGAATGAAGAAATAGACATCGTGGCTATTCTGAGTTCTGAAATACGCAGGCGGCTCGAAATCTACCGCAGGGAATTTCCCATCAAGAATAAGAAGCAAGCACAGATGATTATGATAGCTGGTGATGTGCGTATCAATATAGACGGCTGTTCTGTGGCTTGTGTAGATCGAGACGAGACGCACATCATCTTTTCTATGAATATTCGGATAAGTAACAGCTTATGGTAACTATCAGCAAGACCCCACAATCGGCCAACCTCCGCAAGCCTTGCGGACGGAAGCCCAACAATGAGGACGACATTGTGACCACCGGCACCATCTACCACGACACCGCATCGAAAGGCTACAACAAGAGCGGCAAGCGCGTGTTCAAGGACTGCTATCGTGCCGAGATAACCATCAGCGGTCAGCGATACCGCCACCGCTCGAAAGACCGCGAGGACTGCGAACGATGGCTGAAGGCTGTGCGCACGGGCAAGATTAAGCCCACGGACAACAAGGCCGACTGGTGGCGCATGGAGCAACGGAAGGATGACAACGTGAGGATTGACGAAATCATCGTCAGTGCAGCCGAGGAAGCCGTGCTGCTCTACGACTATCATCAGACGGGCGACATCACCGCCATCAACGACTATCTGGTCAAGCGGCTGTTGCCCCACATGGTGTATTATTGCGCTCACACCCTCCACTTCGGGCAAGACCGCACCATCACCGCCTCACGTCAGGCAGCAGCCCTATTGCTCACCCGCATCACCGCAGGCAAGCCCGTGATGAACTTCACCGCCACCTGTAAGCGTATGCTCCGAGTGCATAAGGAGCGCGGCGACTTCTTCTACTACGAGAAAGCACCCGAACAGGTGCGCATCATGGTGAACGGCATGAACCTCGACGGGTTGGCAGAACTATACAAAGTAACAAAGGATAGAAGAATATAATAAAAACGACAATTTCCCTAAAATATCTTAATTTTCTGCCCGATTGTTTGGAACATATAAAATAAAATGCTTATCTTTGCACCGTTCAAAATCCAAACGGGGCATGATAAGTCGCCCCACCAAGGCGGCATTTTTTATGCCATCGACTTAGTGGAAAAAGCAAAGCAGCACCGCGTGGCGTAGTGGAAACACCGCCAAAGGTCAATCCGTTTGGAACCTTGAACAGCGCGTAGTGCTGCTATTTTATATGTTCTAAATTCAAACGATATGAAAACAAAGAAAATTGAGAAGTACTCAGCCGAGTACTGGCGCGAACTCGACAAAGAGCAGCGCATGACGGACAAGCTCGACCGCGAACACTACGAGCGTCGTATTAACAGCCTATTGGATTTGGTGAACCGAGGAAAGGGGACACCCGACTATGACCCCAACCTCGTGAAGTCGGCAGCAAGGGCGTGGATGTATATGAACCGCAACCGCGACAGCCTGCTGCTTACCAACTTCTATCAGTACAAGCACTACGACGAGGAAACGGGCAAGCTGATTATTGACGAGAGCGGACACGTTAAGAGTGTTAAGCGTTTCCGCATCATCCTTGAAGGCTGCTTGATTGCATTGGGACTGCCAACACGAATTGCTCACGAAGCTAACATCTGACAGCATGGAGATTTGGAAACCGATTAAAGGCTACGAGGGCATCTATGAGGTGTCCTCGTATGGCCGTGTTCGCTCGTTGGCTCGGATGCGCATCGACAAAAAGGGAAGGAGAAAGCCAATACCCGAAAAGATGTTGAAGATGCACGACCGAAAGGGCTACGATTCAGTTACCTTGCAAGACATGGGGCGCAAGGCTATTATGTCGGTGCATCGGTTAGTCGCAATGGCTTTCATTCCGAACCCCGACAATTTGCCAATCATCAATCATCGTGACGAGAATCCCAAGAACAACCAAGTGAGCAACCTCGAATGGTGTGACATCAGTTACAACACCCGATATGGTACAGGCATAGAACGTGCAAAAGCAAAGCACGATTATAAGTACAAGTCAGTAGAGCAACTGACAATGGATGGTAAGCATATCGCAACATATAAGGGAGTACGAGAGGCGGCAAAAGCAACCGGTGCCGATGCTTCAGTTATTATCAGAGTGTGCAAGCATAAAGGCAATAGCGAAACGGCAGGCGGTTATCGTTGGAAATATATAGTATAAACAATAAAACAAAGTATTATGGCTTTTGAGAAGGTGAGTCCGCAACATCCAGATAAGATGTGCGACAGACTTGCTGGTGCAATTTTAGATTTGGCATACAGCAAGGAAAAGAATCCAAGAATCGCCGTTGAAGTCCTCGCAGGACACGGCAAAGTGTTTATCATCATCGAGACATCGCTCAGCCGTGAGCAGCTGTCGTGTGCCGAGATAGACCCTATCGTTTGGCGCATCTTCGGCAACGATGTGGAGATTAACGTCACCATCGTGCCGCAAGACCCTATTCTTGCACACAATCAGGACAACGGGATGCGTGTGGCCGATAACGGAATTTTTCGTGGTGTGCCCCCGACGCATGAGCAGAAGCTGCTGACGGCCATTGCGGCAAGCATCTACGACAGGCATCCGTTCGACGGCAAGTACATCATCCAGGGCAAAGGCCGACTGGCTGCGCCGGAGTTCGACGTGACCATCTGCCAAAGCCATCTGAGCCGTGAGCAGGAGCCGGAACTGCGTGAGCATCTGAAGAACGCCTACGGCATCCACCTGCCCATCATCAATCCGCTGGGCGAGTGGACGGGTGGACCGAACACGGACAGCGGAGCGACGAACCGCAAACTCGGCTCAGACATGGGCGACGGAGTGAGCGGCGGCGGACTGCACGGCAAAGACCTCTCGAAAGCGGACGTGTCGGTGAATATATGGTGCTATCTGGAGAGCATCCGCACGGGTCATGAGGTGACCGCATCGTGTTCCATCGGTGATGAAACCGTGAACGGCATCCCGTATAAGGACATCGTGGAACAGGCAAGGCTCTACATCCACACCCTCGGCGGCTTCGAGAAGTTCGCTGAGTGGGGACTGGTGCGCCCATTGGCGCAAGTATGATGTAAGATGTAAGATGTATGAGGGATGACGGGTGTCGGCTCTCTTCGTTTTTTATCAAGAATTAAATAAAAAGGAACTATGAGCAGAAGAAGAGACAACTCCGATGACAACTACATTTGGCTGTTAGCCATTTGGTCGTTGTTGATAATGATGATGTTTCAGCAATGTTCGCATCAAGACAACATCGAGCGAGAAATGAGAGACATCAAGCACGAAATACACATGTTACAATACAAATAAAGGAACTATGAAATTTATAATCGAGAGAACAAGCCAGTGGGGATGCGAAACGCCACCCATTGAAGGTGCAACAAGGGAATTGGTCACAAGATATGACTATCGCACCGCAGGAGTGAAAGAGAACAAGTCCGTTTGGGAAGACTTCAATCGTTGGAGCACCGACCTTGAACCTTTGCCAAATGGCGAATGGAGAGGAAAACGCAAGGACAAAGAAAAAGTGTGGGTGATTGAGATTGACGATATTATGGAGTTTGTCAAGAAGCTCGATGAGCAGATCATCTTGACAGCACCAGGTAAATTCGTCGAAGACTACCCATGTATTGAGATTTATGACGATTACAGAGAGTGAATTATGAAGATTTTAACGAGAGAACAATTCCTGGAAATGCCGAAAGGCACAGTATTCCGCAAGGTGTCGCTTGACAACGACAAGGCGGGAGTGTTATACATGCTGGATGCGGAAGACAATCCGCTGAAGATACTCGACGATAAGCCGTGGGTAGTTGACGAGGATGACGGCACCATCGACTACTTCTACATCACGCTCGGTTGCACAATGCTCCCGAAGTATGAACAGATAGAAGATAATGAAGCATTCCTCAGAATGAGAGAAGGTGAGCAAATCGACTACACCCACATCGGAGAGCGTGACGGGCTGTTTGAATACGACGACATAGGCTTTGCCGTTTACACCGAGGCCGAAGTCAGCGAAATGATTGAACGGCTGAAATGTTCGCTTGAGGTTCTGAAATGCGACTCTATGGAAAAGGGTGTCACAAAGGAACTAAGCAAGCGTGACGTTATCCACATGCTTCGCGGCACAAGTCCGACATTGAGCGGAATGGGCGAGGCTATCAAGATGGGACTCGGAACGTACACTGGTGGTATGGTTGACCGCTACGATTGGAAAGACGCTGACAATTCAGCATGGGACAAATACACGGCTGCTGACTTGCTCGTATTGTATCGTGAACTATTCGACCAATAAAGTTAAACCCTTTCAAGGAGAATTCCACTATCGGAACTCATTCCTTCTATGCCGTACCCATCCCGAACGGCACGCTCACGTTTGACGAGCTGCTGGACGTTTGAGCTATCCCGCCAAACGGGATTGCGGCGTAAGCCAAAGGGCAATATATCCCCCTGCATTCTTGCGTCCCTTCGGTAGCAAGCGGCAGAGCCGAGCGATAGCCGTCCCCCGATGGGCGGGGGACTCTAAACGTGGCAACCGCCGAGATGCTGAACGCAGCCAACGGCAAGAGCCGACTGGGTTGCACCGTAGCCGCCAAGTTCTTTGCAAGCAAAGCGGCATAGCCGAGCGCAGCCGCCAGTTCTCCGACGAGGTGAGTTGGCAGAAGGTTGACCCGCAGGCTGCTGCCGCTGCATCTGGCAAGGAGGACATCACCGAGGGTGGCGCTGGCCAAGGTGGCAACCAGGGCGGCGGTACGACTGGCGGAGAGCTTGAGGGCTGACCCATCGGGATGTAAGATGTAAGATGTAAGATGTAAGAGGGCTGACGGGTGTCGGCTCTCTTCTTTTTGAACACGAATTGAACGAATTGAACGAATTTATAAGGAACTATGGAAGTAAAGAAGACCAAAGACCACTTCACCATCGAAATGGAGGCATACGAATACGACTATTTGATTAAAGCTGTTGACTTCGGAGCGACATGGATGGATGAGAATGGTTACAGAGAAGAGCAGAGGAGATTCGAGAACCTGCGAGACAATTTGAAGATGTACCAATCTGGCGAAATACGCGGACGGACACTCAAAGAACGATTAGACCGTTGCCGCATTCTGAAATCATACGAAAGCAGAGTGGTGGTAATGACTCAGCACTATTTGTACGAAATAGAAAATGCCGTGTTGAAACATCAGCGCGACCCTGAGCACATCCAAGACGATGTGGCAAAACTGACCGCTGAATATAACAACAAGGTCAGCGAACTTTATGCGGAGCGTGATGAAGAAATCAACGCATTCGACAAAGAAACCACAAACACGAATTGATTCCTTAAAATGTGTAACAATTTAGGCAAAAACGGGCTTAAAAGTGTAAACAAAGTATAAAAGATTAGACAAAAACAAAAATAAATGCCTAAATACTTGCACAATTAAAATAAATGTCGTATCTTTGCATCAGAAATAAAACAAATAACATTTAGAACCGGCGGCAACGGATAAGCGGCATTTAGTTATGAAGTCTTTCGCACAGTACAGCAACGAAGTTCTCACAGTAGTAATGAGCAACCTCAAAAATGGTGTTTCAGGCAGCACAATCGCTGACATGATGGTTAGCAACTACGGATTCGAGCGCGAGGCAGCTCTGACAATCATCACAGGCACAATTCTTCTGCTTAACAAGGCAAACGTGCTCTAAGATAAAGAGACGGGGAGGGGCAACCCTCCCCATAACCATATACAAGAAGTTGAAATCATTAAAACAAAGGAACTATGACACAAGAGAATTTTAACAAGGCAAAGGAGTTGCAAGAGCAGCTTGCCAAAGTGACGAAAGAGATTGAAGGCAGTTACCTTCCAGACGGTTTCATGTATCGCGGTGGTGAAATATCGTACTACATTAGGAACTGCGGTTCGGGCGACCTCATTAAGTGTTCGCTTTCCATCCCTGCGGAGATACTGGAAGCCCTCATCCATGAGGTGCGCGACTTCCATATCGAGAAGCAATGCGAGTTGACAAAACAATTTAATGAACTATGAACGAGCAGGAATTTATGGAGCACATGAAACGTGCGAAAAGCAAAGTCAAGGATGGGTTTTTTACTCCCATCGTTGACATGCTTCCCGAAGACAGAGAGTATGCAAGCGTTAAACTATCAGATAAGGAACTATGACAAAGGAAGAAATGATGAACCTCAAAGAAGGTCAGTTCGTGAACCACAAGAACTATGGTTTGTGTAAGGTGTTGGAGCGCACGCTTTCAATCGGTGTAGACTTGGAAATCCTCACTCCAGGCTGTGAGTGCCTTGGGCATTTCAAGAAGATTCTCGAAACCCGTCCGTCGCTTATCAATGTTGCAAAGCGCATCACTAAGGGCGAGTTTGACAAGGCTTTCGAGAAGGCCGTGAAGCGGACAAAGGCACATCGTGCTAAGTGGGAAATCGACATGATGAGAAACTCTGAATGGATGTAGCTATGAACAAAGAAGAAACCCGCATGAGAATCGGTCAGCGCGTGAAAGCCCTGCGCCTATTGGCAGACCTCAGTCAAGACGAGTTGGCACAGCGTGCTGGATTGCAACGTACCCACATCGGGCGCATCGAGGGCGGCAAGTATGCCGTGAACATCGAAACCTTGCAAGCAATCGCCGAATCGTTAGGCATGACGGTTGACATCATCGACCCAGGCTTGCAAGACCTCGCACCGCTGAAACGTCTGACATAAGACATCACGAACAACTCACTAAGAGAGACATCCCCCGACGGGATGCCTCTCTTTTTTATATCCAAACATTATGACCGAACAACAACAACAGAAGCAGCGGGCGATTGACCTGCTGGAGAGCAGATACAGGGGCATGGAGAACGCCTGCGAGGGCATCGACATGCGTCTGCGTATGTATTTCGAGGACTTGCTGGAGCATTCGTCGGCACGCGAGGATGACCCCAACGACTGGCACGGACTGTATGAGCTGCTGGGCGGGGCGAAGTTCCTCAGGTGTCTCGACACGTACAACTTCAACACGAAGAAGGTGCAGACGGTGATCCGACTGCGCGAGGGTGAGTGGCGGCAGGACGAGGGCGTGTGGCGGCACATCAGCGGTGGTCTGAAATGCCCCGGCATCGCCGGCGGTCAGGTGTATCGCTGGGCACCGTTCCAGGTGTTCGCCCTCGCCAGCATCTACGGCTTCTATGCGTGGATTGACACGCAGATGCCCGCCGGCTCGAAGCCCCAACTGCTGCGCACGGAGCGCGAGAAGGACGGCACCATCTGGGACTATCGCCGACTGTGCACCGACTTCACGCTGACCGGCTCCCGAAAGATTGATAAAACGGGATTCGGCGGCTTCATCGGCATGGAGTTCATGCTCTTCGAGGACTACAACATGGAGGGCTTCTGCTGTGCCAACTCGGAAGACCAGGCGAAAATCATCTTTAGGCGCATAAAATACCTGCTGAGCGGTCTCGACACGGAGAACCGCTTCCGACTGACCGAGAGCCTGGCAGCGTGGCGCGACAAGTACAGCGAGATTTCCACAGCGAGCATCCGACCCATGACGGCAGGCGGCAAGTTCAAGGATGGATGGTTTGCCCAGCTCTGCCTGAAGGACGAGTTCGGTGCGGCACCCTACGCCAACGGCAAGTCGGACATGAAGATGCTGGTGGACGTGATTGAGTCGTCGATGGGTCCGAGGCGCGAACCGCTGAGCGTGACGATGACCTCGGCAGGACGCATCACCGAGGGGCCGTTCATCCAGATACTCGACGGCCTTCACGGTATGCTGGAGCGCGAGCAGAGCATTGCCAAGGGCGAGGTGCAGCCGGTGCTGACCGACGACCGCACGATGACGCTGCTGCTGGAGCCGGACGCTTGGCAGAAGGAGGAGCAATACCTGCTGACGAACAAGACGGTGCGGCATAAGGTGAACCCGATGCTGGGTGTGATTGTGCAACACCAGTTCTACGACGACCAGATTGCGAAGGCGCAGCGCGACGGCGACACGGGCGAGGTCATCGCCAAGCTGTTTAATGTGTACAGCAGCGGGAAGATTCAGGAATGGATCAAGCCGGAGCAGGTGCGCCCGCTGCAAACCGACCGCCGCATAGACCAATGCACGAAGCAAGAGGGGTGGGTCATCTTCACCGGTTTGGACTTCAGTCAGGGCAACGACCTCCACACGGCATCGTACCTGGCAGCACGCAGGCACCCGTCAGGGCGCGGCACTGAGTTCTTTGCTGACTGCAACGCATGGATCAAGCAGGAGACGCTGGAACGCTCCGCCATCCGTCCGCTCTATGAGACGTGGATAGAGCAGGGATGGTTGCACGTCTCGGAGGGCAAGGTGTTCCAACCGTCGCTCTTCATTGCCCGCACGAAGGAGCTGCTGGGCAAGGGCTGTCAGTTCATGTACTGGGGCTACGACAAGTACCAGTCGAAAGACCCCATCAACTCGCTGCTGGCATTCCTTCAGAGCGACATGAACGTGCAGAAACCTGAAATGTACGTCCAGGTGGTGAGTCAGCTGAACTCGGAGTTCAACGCCCCCACCGACGACCTCTATGCCGCGATGTTCGCACCCGTGCCGTTCATCACCTTCAGCCCCAGTCCGCTGTGGCCGTGGTGCTTCGGAAACTGTGTGCTGGAGATTGACGGGCGCGAGAATAAACGCCCCGTGAAGCGCAGCCAGAGCGACTCGTGCAAGGTGGACCCCGTGCAAGCCCTCATCATGGCAATGGACCTATACACACGGTTTGAGGGGACGAGACAATAATTTTTTTCTTTCAATCAATGGGACAGCAATCAAGGGGACAGGTCCATGATCGCTCTGGAAGAGCGAATCACGCGACCTGTCCCCTTGATTGCACCCCCAAAAAAACAATCAATTATGGCAGAAACAGAAGAAAAAACGCAGATTGCCGAAATCAATCAGCACATCCGCGACGGTATCAACCAGTGGGCAGACATCATGCTGATAGCCGATGCCGACCGGTGGGCCTACAACCTGAAGTATTTCCCACGTGACCTGATGAACGCCACGCTCATCTTCCAGCACGTGGCGAGCAACATCGGCATCAAGGCTCACCGTATCAACGAGGAGCGGGCCACGGAGTTCGGCCAGCGGCTCCGGCAGTTGGTTATCGACATGACGGGCTACGACCCGCATGAGTTTTGGAAAGACCCAAAGAACTTTGAAACATCTAATCAAACGGATTATGGCAAAGGATAAGCAGAAAGACAAAGAGCAGTTTGTCGAAGAACTAATGGAAATGTACGAAGACAGACACGACGAAAATGGTTGGAATCCCAACGATGCTTTTGACGTTGCCTGTTGGTTCCTCGGCGATATGATCGTGAAGTTAGAAGCCGACCACCTCATCCCACGGGAGGAACTTCAGCGGAGAATCAAGCAGAAACTCGACGGGTGGGTGGATGATGTTTTCCAACAGATAGAGAAAAACGACCACGGAATAGTCAAAATCACAATAAAAAAGTAACTATGGCAAAGATTAAAGACAACCCCATCGAGCAGATGAAGCTCGACATTGAGTTTGCCGACAACGGCATTATCCTGAGAAACCCAGACTGCGAGGACGAGGTGACGCTGGCACTTAGAACTGAAACCATATCTACATCGTTAGAGAGGTTTTGTGACATCAACCACACGGAGGAGTACCGCGCCATCGGCAAGAAGATTTACGACTGGCTGACAGAGGTGGCGGTGGCTGAGCACTCAGGGCACTGGGTGAGCACGGGTGCCCATCTCCACATCAAGGCTGAATTAACAGGGAGGCCGAAGGAATGAGCAAGCGTATGATTTATGTCTCAGGCCCCATGTCAGGAATTGAGCCGCGCGAGTATCGCCGGCGGTTCAGAGAAGCTGAGCGCATCTTACATCGGCACGGCTACGGGTGCATAAACCCGTGTCGCGTGTGGGCCTGTCGGTGGCCGTGGATATACAGGGCGATGGAGTGGGCACTGGGCAAGCAACTGGCGTATGCCGTGGTGCTTTCTTATGACCTCCTGCTGCTGATGACCCGTGCCGACGGCATCGCCATGCTCCCCGGATGGGAAACGTCACGCGGCGCAAAGATTGAGAACTACGTCTCCATGCACTTCTGGATGGATGGCATCAGCAAGACGGTGACGGAGGAAATAGAAAATATCAAATAACCATTTATTTTTCAACAATTAAAAAACAATAAGTAAGATGAAGAACAAGACAGTGATTATTCTTCTTTCGGTTTTGGCCGTGCTGCTCTACACGGTCGCAGTGATTAACTTCTGCCTGGGCAACGTGCTCAGCGGCATTGCAGAGTTGCTCATGGCTTCGAGCGACGCGCTGATAGCTTACACGCTCTATCGTGTTGGGCAGTTGGGCCGCATGGCGGACACAATGCACAAAGCTCTCATCGGACTGCTGGAGCAGTTCACCAAGGGCATACCCGCCACGCTGGACATCAAGGGCAATAAGGGCACCATCACGTTCGGCACGGACGATGACGGCGACCAAGACCACGGCGAGGCTCCCATCAAGGGCGACGACACCGACAAGGCAGAGTGACCCCTGACGGAATCGGCGACTCAATCAATGGGACAGGTCGCGTGATTCGCTCTTACAGAGCGATCATGGGCCTGTCCCCTTGATTGCCGCCTCAAAAACAAATAAAAATAAGTAATTATGACAGAACAAGAATTTGACAGACAAGTGTGGCGGCGGTTTGATGTTGTGACCACCGACACGGGGGTTGAGACTACAATTATGAATGTGTGCTTCACCACCAGGAGCGTGCGCATCTACGTGAAGAACGCACCGCCTGAATGGTTGCCGTGCAAGCGCATTGAGACGCACACCACCCGCAAGGGCGACACAGCCGACGAAGGCACCATCATCGAAGAGCTGCACAACAGGCTGCTGGCAGCCGAGGATAAGATTGTGGGATTGAAAAACGAGCGGCAGCAGTTGGCCGAAAAGATAAGCAAGAACTATCTGGGCGAACTGCTCCGTGCCGTCAACATCATGCAAACGGGATTGCAAGAACGCAAGAAGAGGAACGAGCGGATAGAGAGATGCTTGTCTGACATCTCTGCCGTCATAGACAAGCTCAACAACGGCGGGGAGTGACGACAATCAAGGGGACGGCGGCAATCAAGGGGACAGTTGATTGCGACGAACCGACAAAGGAAGTGGGCTGAAATGTTAAAAGTGTCAAATATTACACATTTTCTTTGTGTAATATTTGGTACTTTTAAATAAAATGCTTACCTTTGCACCAGAAATCAGAACAATAACAATTTAACCCCCAGGCGAGCCACCTGGTAAAACACGGGCAAAGAATATGAAGTTCTACACTTACAAAAACGGAGAAATTGCATTTTTTGAGAACAACGAAAAAATGCTTATTAGCAAGGAAGAAAAAGAAGCCTTGGTGATAGACGATTTCACAACAACAATTCTTGCTTATTGCATTGAAAAAAGGATTGAGAAAAGCAAATATATAATTGTTCCTTTTAGTAAAATTTTAGATGAATATAGAAAGGGTAATTTTACGGTTGAGAAAAAAACTATAAATGAATGGGACATCCAGATTGTAAGAGAAAACGGTGAGGTCGTTGCATTAGCATCTTCGGACGGAGAAGGGCACAATAACATCTGTATGAATGACGACTCTTGGTTTGAGGATGCAAAAAAAGAGTTAGGTGTTGAATAATAGTTGAACATAATCGTACCGTGTGGAATTTGCGATATTGCAAAGAACTAAATCATTTTTGAATATGAAACGTATAGAATTTGGCGAAAAAATGCGCGTGTATGCTTATGGTTATGGCTGCCCAGGTTCTCCTTACAACGGTGATGCAGAGGTGGAAATAGATATGCAGGAATATCTTGATGCAGAATATAACGGTCAATACGAGGTAAATGAACAGCCTTTTTATTATGAAGAAGAAGACTGCTGGTCTGCTGCTGTGTGGGATAATTATCTGGACTAAAAAATGCAAATCCTATAAATATTTAACAGTTATGATTTCTATTGACAACTACAGAGAGATTACGAATGATGGGAGTTATTCCATTATAACTATACCCTTCGTGAAAGACTTTCCGCTGCTTCGCTTCAATTTCGACGTAGACAACGCGGAAGTGGAGGTAGACGGCAAGCAGTACACCGTTGTTGACTGCCTTGTGAGCGACAACGGAGAGTGGATTAACTTGGTGGCCAACCGCATCTTCGACGAAATCGAGGAGCGGAAGCGCATAGGCACCGACATCGCCAACCTGCGCAAGCAGCGCGGCATGACACAGCAGCAGGTGGCGGACATCGCGCAGATACAACGTAACCACATCAGCCGTATAGAGGCTGGCCGCTACAGTGTAGGCTTCGACACCCTACAGACCATCGCCGAGGCACTGGATGCAGACATCCGCATCGTGCCGAGAAAGTGACCGAGTAATCAATCAACAACAATTAAAACATCAAACAACTATGAAGAAAGTATTTTTGTTTTTCGCGCTGCTGTCAGGGCTGACGGCAGGGGCACAGGGAGAAATCAAGTACGGCGTTTGGGAAGACAAGCGCGTGGTGGAAGTAGCAGACGCAAGCGTCTCGACGCTGTATCTGCGGGCGTTGGAGGCGTTGAGCGACTGGGCTGGCAGCCAGGGACAGTCGAAGATGGGCATCGACGTGCAAGACAAGGAGCAGGGGCTTGTCGTGTATAAGGGCGAGTATTACCTGGGTTACGGCAAGGCTAACTTCTTGTGCGGATGGAACACGTATGCCAACTTCACGCTGAAGATACGCTGCAAGGACGGACGGGCACAGGTGAGCGTGGCGATGCCGAGCCTGACGTTCCGGTTTACCGGTGATCCTGCTGAAGTGACTGTCCCTATCGACGAATTGCTGCCGGAGTTTCGCTCCAAGACAAAATATCGTATCAAGCGTGCAGCGAATGAACTTGCTCCGAAGGCACCCGGACAATTTGAGATGGTTGTTGAGACTATATGCGAGAGATTGGCAAAGGGTTCAAAGGATGATGATTTCTGAGCGCAATCAGGGGCAATCAAGGTGACAATCAAGGGGACAGGTCCACGATCGCTCTTCGAGCGAATCACGCGACCTGTCCCCTTGATTGTCACCTGACTGCCGAGAACAAAATAATCATGCGAATATGGCACACAACAGAATGTACCTACGCTGCCGAGGTTGCGGCGAAGAGATGATGCTTGGCAAATGCTTCAGTTCAGTGTGGTATTTCTCCGTCCCTGAGCAAGAGAAAGGCAGGCAACTTCAAGAATTTCTCGACAAGCACAGCCATTGCTGTGAGGAGCTGGAAGAGGACACCTGCGGGGGTGTCAGCCCTTTCGACTCTTTCCACTTTGAACCGTTCGAGCTGACCTACGAGAGCCGCGACGACTGGCAGCAAAAGCCGTCGCTCCAAGACATCGACAAACAACAGCATCCGGAGAAATATAAGTTATGATGAACCCACTGAAAGACTGTCTGACGATACAAGTCAGCGAAGAAGAAGTTAATAGTCCAGATTTTGACCTGGTGAACTATATGAACAAGAAAATTAAAAAGGCATGGTTCGAGAAGGCACTGGAATTTGAACAGACACAACGCCCTTATTTCCCGTTTAATAACGTAAACAGCTCCGAGTAAACCTCCGGAACCGTCCTGATAGATAAGAGAGACCGCAACGTCGCGGCCTCTCTTATTATTTTCAAAGGACTATGAACAGCGAACTACAGCAAGACAGAGCAATCAAGAGCAATCAAGGGGACAGGTCCATGATTCTTCCGAGAAGAATCACGCGACCTGTCCCCTTGATTGCTCGACCGCAAAGAAATAACAATAAAAACAAAGGAAACATGATGCAAATGGATTACCACAACCCGAATGAGTACTGGCAGGGTAAGGACCCGCTCAAGGGACTCAATGAAGACGAGCGCATAGTGACGGGAGCACTTCAGGTGGTGTTTTTCGCCCTGTGCTTCGCCGTGGGCCTGCTGATATGCGCACTGCTGTCTGGTTGCACCACGACGCGGTATGTGCCCGTCTACCACCACACAACCGATACGCTGCGCATAAACCAGCACCAGCGCGACTCGCTCTATTTCTGTGACAGTATATATACCATCGTTCGCACTGAGGGCGACACCGTCTATCAGCAGACCGACCGCTGGCGCATCCGATACATCGAGCGCACAAGCCACGATACTGTCTATCAGGCCAGGCGCGACAGCATACCCGTGCCATACCCGGTGACGGAGTACGTGGAGCGGCCTGTGTCGGTGTTCGAGTGGGTGCTGCGCATCGCCGGGGGATGGGCACTGCTGGCGGTAGTGGTATATGTATTCTTCAGGATAAGGAGGATGAAAGGCTAACGAGGGACAATCAAGGGGACAGGTCCATGATTCTTCGCGTAACGAGGGACAATCAAGGGGACAGGTCGCGTGATTCTTCCGAGAAGAATCATGGACCTGTCCCCTTGATTGTCCCGCACGCGACCTGTCCCCTTGATTGCGTCGGGTAATCCCCAGCACTGCATTCTCGCAAAGGTAAAGAACATCTTAATTGCATATGAATATGAATAAAGGTCAAATTAAAAAGCAGGCGACGGACGGGACTCGATCGTTCTGGCTCTCGCGGCTCACGTTCGTAATATGCTTTTTCGTTTCGGTGGGACTTGTCGTTGGCGGCTTCTTCGTCCCACCTATGGGAGTCATAGACGGCTCCGTGTTGACAGCCGTCGGAGAGTTGCTGCTGTTCCCAACCCTGCTTTATGGCTTCCGTGCCGTGGAGATGGGATTGAAGGTGAAGTTCCAGAAGGGTGAGACCAGCGTGGAAATCCATAAGGACGACTCGCCACAGCAGCCCAATGATATAGAACCACAAAACGACATTGATATATGAAAGCATCACAGAAACTCATCGACCATATCAAGCGTAGCGAGGCGTGTGCACTCGAATCCTATAAGGACTCGGCAGGCGTGTGGACCATCGGCTACGGACATACCGCAGGCGTGGGGCCCGGTGCTCGATGCACCCAATATCAGGCGGAACAGTGGCTACAGCAAGACCTGGCCAGGGTTGAGCGGTATGTGGAAAACGTGAAGCGCATCGCCACACAAGGGCAGTATGACGCGGTGCTCGACTTCTGCTACAACTGCGGCATGGGTAACTTCGATAGGTCTACGCTCAGGAGATACATCGAGAGCGGTCGCAAGACCTACGAGATACAGCGGGAGTTCCTGCGCTGGGTCAACAGCGGCGGGAAGTTCCAAGGCGGACTCTACACCAGGCGCATCTGGGAGGCCAACAGATGGAACGAATAGCAAGGCAACAATGCGATTTTCATAGTTATAATTTTTAAGGTTATTTAGTTATTGAGTATTTACGGAGGGGCGGCAGCGGCTGCCCCATTTTTTTTTGCAATCAAGGACAATCAAGTGGAAAGAAATCAGGGGGACAGGTCCATGATCGCTCTTCGAGCGGGACAATCAAGGGGACAGGTCCATGATCGCTCTGGAAGAGCGAATCACGCGACCTGTCCCCTTGATTGTCCCCCGCACGCGACCTGTCCCCTTGATTGCATCAGCCTTCAGCCATCATACATCAGCCATCTGAAGGTAACCCCAAAGCCATATTTCTGCCGAAAGATAAAAACAGCAGAAATATGAAATTCCTGAAATTCGACGACATCAAGGCACAGCTCCGCCTTGATGATCAGCAAGCAGAAGATGAGCGCAACATCATAGAACTCCACGCCAAGGCTGCCGAGGATGCCGTGCTCAACGTGTGCCACCGCACACTCACCGAAGTGTTTGAGACCTACGGCGAAATTCCCGCAGGACTGACTTATGCGGCCCTGTTGCTCACCGACGATGCCTACAATCATCGTGGAACCATTTCGCCACAGGCTGTCTATCACCTGCCCACCTTCGACCTCAATGTAAAACCATACGTTAAACTGACCATATAAGAAGAATATGGAGACAAAGAAAATCTTCTACCAGACAGACTTCCGGCTCGTGGAGAGAAGCGATGCTGGATTTGGCGTGCCGTTCAAGTTTACCTACTACACTGCCAATCCGAAGCAGTGCTGGGTGGCGACGTATGACGGCAGCGAGTATAAGAACTGTGAACTGGATGCCGACGGCAACCTGTGCGTAGCCTTCGACGACCACAAACTTGGCGTGGGAACGCTCATGGTGGAGCGTCGCTACTACCTCACCGACCTGCACTATCAGACGGACATCTGCGACGAGGTGATAGAACCGCAGCCGGTGGTCATCAAGGAGACCGTGGACGGTGCGGAGGTGGAGATGAATGTGGTGTTAGGCTTCGACGGCTGCACCGCTCCCACCGTGACGGGCGAGATACCACCGTACTACACCAAAGGCGACCCTGGAAAGAGTGCCTACGAGATAGCCATTGAACATGGCTATGTCGGTACGGAAGAGGAGTGGCTCGCGTCATTACATGGCGAACCGGGCAAAAGTGCCTATCAGGTAGCCGTAGAGCATGGCTACCGTGGGACGGAGCAGGAATGGCTGGCCTCGCTTAAAGGCCCTCAAGGTGACAGTGCTTATGAAGTGGCCGTCCAACAGGGATATGTAGGGACAAAGGATGAATGGTTGGCTTCGCTTGTGGGGCCAGAAGGCCCACAGGGCGTGAGTGGCGGCATGCTATTCCCTACGATGTCGTTCAACCCGGAGACAGGTGTGCTGACCATCAGAGGACTGGAACAGGAAATCGACCGTGTGCGCTACGACGAGACCACGGCAGAGTTAATCATCCGATTGTGAATTTTTTAACATGTAATTACCACAAATTATCCATTAATTATTCACGAATTAATTATATGAAAAATTATATGATCAATTCATGGTAATTATATGTTCAAACAAAAAAAATCAAGTAAAACCAATAAAAAGTATAAAGATATGGCAAACGAACCTCATTTTCAAGAAATTCGCTATCAAGTGGGCGAGGCCTGGAAGGGTGTCTATTCTTCCAACACCGCATACGGCCTGGCCAACGTTGTTCAAGACCACACCGGACTGAGTATTTATCGCTCGCTGAAGAGCGGCAACGTGGGTCATCCCGTCACCGATGCGTCGTGGTGGTTCCGCATTATCGACATGAGCAGCATCAAGACCGAGAGCGACCGCATCAAGGCCCTCAACGATGCCATTGCCGAGGATGAAGCCTTGCGCAAAGCAGCCGAGGAATTGCGCCAGCAGAAGGAACAGCAGCGCATTTCCGCCGAGAACCAGCGCAACGAGGCTGAGCAGCAGCGTATCAGTGCGGAGCAAGCCCGCGTAAACAAGGAAAGTCAGCGTGAGGCCAAGGAGCAGCAGCGTATCACGGCGGAGCAAGGCCGCGTGAGTGCCGAGTCGGCAAGAGTGCAGGCAGAGCAGGCCCGTGCACTGGCCGAAACGCTCCGTGCCAATGCCGAAGACCAGCGGGCTGCCAACGAACAGAACCGCGTGGCCGCCGAGCAGCAGCGCATAGACCAGGAGCAAGCCCGCGAAACACAGTACGCGTCAGACCATAGCCGTGCCGAGCAAGACCACGAGACCGCCGTGCAGGACAACGCCCAGATGGCCGCACTGGTGGAACGTGCCGACGACGACCACGTACAGGCTACTGAAGACCATACCCGTGCCGAGACAGACCACACCACAGCGACAAGTGACCACACAAGGGCAGAGAGCGACCACACGACCGCTGCCTCCGACCATACCAGGGCCGAGAGTGACCATACACGCGCGGAGAGCGACCACACCACTGCTGCCGCAGACCATCAGCAGGCCGTGCAAGACCATGAGACGCTTGCTCCTACCGTGGCAGAGCATACGCAGCAGATTGCGGCTCTTGGCACTGGCAAACAGCCTACCATCACAGACCTCGCACCCATCGCGCTGGGGAGTGGCATTAGTCACGATGACACCTACTCGGGAGCTCGCACGGCCACGATTGACAATTTCCTGCTGTTGCCAAACGGCACCATAAACGTGCTCTTCACTACGCCAATCAACGCTGAAGATGCAACACTCAACGTGTCAACGACGGGTGCAAAGCCCATCCGAATCCTCGGACAGAGCCTGCCTGCCGGTGTCATCAAGGCACAGACCTACGCCACGCTGGTCTATGACGGCACGGCATGGAACATCGTCAACCTGTTCTGTCCCGGTGCGGAATACGACCCAGCAGCCCTCGTGGTGGATATGGGACTGCCTTCAGGCGTGAAGTGGGCGACACGCGACATCGACCTGACGAAGCCGGGCGGCTTCTGCGAAACGCCGTTTACCTACATGAAGTCGTTCTTTTCGTGGGGCAACATCGACGGTCACAACCCCATCAGCAACTCGTCATTCAGTTACAACTGGGGTGGCGTGAACGAAAGCGAACCCTACTACGAAGGTCAGCCTTACGGTGACACGCCTGGCAACACCCTGACGGGCAATATCGCCGTGGGTGAGGACTTCGACGCAGCCCGTGCCAACCTGGGTGCGCCGTGGCGCATGCCGACCAACGGTGAGTATGGTGAGTTGTTCGCTAACATCATCTACATCGATGCCAACGGTGACGAGGTGGACACCGCAAAGACCGACAAGCGAGTAACGGTAAACGGCGTGCTGGGACTGTATATCCAAAGCAAACTCAACGGTGCACGTCTGTTCTTCTCCTGCTCGGGCTACGGCGGTGGCCGCTCGTGGTACGGCAGAGGGTCGTACGGTGACTACTGGTCTTCCACTTGGTACTCAGCCCGCAACGCGAGGTACCTGCTCTTCGTCAGTGGCGGAGTCAATCCGCAGAGCTACAGCAATCGGTACTACGGTTTCGCCTTGAGGCCTGTGCAGTAACTTAACTTTTTCGTTCCCCGAAAAAGTCCAATCTATTCCTGTCTTGACGCGCCAACGCGCCGACAGGCGCGGCGCGGCAAGGCAGGAATAGATTAATAATAAAAATAATAAAGGTTAAAATTAAACATATAAATATATGGCACAATTAGCAGACATCCTGCAACAGGAGCGCGACCGCGACACAGCGGACAAATGGGGCATCATTCACCTCTACAAGACGGGCTCGTTTTATTCCGCCTACGAGTGGAGCGCATGGCTCATCGCCGTCATCACCTTCAACGATGCCGTGCGGATGCAGACGAAAGACCGCAAGCCAATAGCCGTGACGCGCATCCCGATGGCGAACAGCGATGAAACTTTCTGCCGCGTTGGTTTTCCTTTGAAGAGCATTGAGAAATATATTCCCACACGACTCAATTACGAGGCCGAGGACGACAAACACCTTGTCATCACCGTAGCACTGCCAGAACCGCAGGACGGCAGCGAAGTCACCTACGAGCGGTTGTCAGAAGCGGTGGCGAAGTGGAAGGAGGCACAACCGATGAAGCAACCAAAGGACAAGAAGGATAGCGACCCGCAGGAAGACACCGACCGCCAGCCCGCACAAGGTAAGTCGAAGCGGACGCTGATGTCACTGATACAAGAGGCACAACAGCAACAGGCACCGTCGCAAGGCGGTCTGATTATGCAAATTATGTCATACCAACTCTCACAGCATACGCCAGCAGAAAACTACGAGTTCATCCAACGGCTGCAACAACAGATAGCATCCATACTCTAACAGCAAGCACACCTCAGAACGGAACGTCGTACTATATGCAGAACGAAAAAGTTAAGTTCATAGGTTGCCCGTCATACCTCCGTGGGAGGCGTGAAAAAGTAAAGACGAGCAGTGGCTTCCGCCTCATGGATTCCGCAGCACCAGTCGTATAGGTGGCAACCGACGCAAAATTATCAATAGTACACAGCCTTCAGGGTCTGTTCTTCTCCTGCTCGGGCAACGGCAATGGCCGCTCGTGGAACAACAGAGGGTCGAACGGTAACTACTGGTCTTCCACTTGGAACTCAGCCCGCAACGCAAGGAACCTGAACTTCAACAGTGGCGGAGTCAATCCGCAGAACAACAACAATCGGTACAACGGTTTCGCCTTGAGGCCTGTGCAGCACTTATCTATTTTTCTTCTGATGAATATCCAACCGACCGACCAGCTTGCTGCTGGATGCTATCATCTTACACGCTCGCAACTGCTCTACGACCTCTATGTAGCCTTCTACGATGCTGCCCGCCACAAACACAAAATGGCTTACGTGCAGAAGTTCGAGGCGAATCTGGCCGAGAATCTGAACGAACTTTGCGACGATCTGCTGACACGCAGATATAAAGCACTTCCCTCGAAGTGCTTTATTGTTACCTACCCCAAGAAGCGCGAGGTGTTCTGCGCAGCCTTCCGTGACCGCATCATACATCACCTCTATTTCCGCTACACCCACCAACTGTTCGAGCGCACCTTCATTGCCGACACATACAGCTGCATCGAAGGACGTGGCACTCATTACGGTATCAGCAGAATCCGTCAGCATATCCGCGAGGCATCGCTCAACTGGCAGGAACCTGCCTACGCCATGTCGCTAGACATTCGCGGCTACTTCATGCACATCAATCGTGAGAAACTGTTACGGATAGCCACCGACAGCCTGCGCAAGATGAGCACCCACCGCGTAGGACTGAATGAAGATATTGCCACCATCCCCAGCGGCGTACTGCTGACACCTAAGACCCGTTGGCAGGACATCCGCGACTTTGACTTCATTCTGTGGCTCACTGAGCAGATCGTGATGCTCAATCCGATGGAGCATTGCATCATCGTGGGCGACGAGAGCGACTGGGACGACATCGACCACGCCAAGTGTATGCGCTTCGCAGAGCCAGGTGTGGCATTGCCAATCGGAAACCTTACATCTCAGCTATTCAGTAACGTCTATCTGAATCCATTCGACCAGTTTGTGAAGCGTGAAATCCTGTGCCGGCACTATGGCCGCTACGTCGATGACTCCACGCAGATAGACCCCGACCGCGAGTGGCTGCTGGCTCAGGTGCCGCGAGAGCGAGAGTTCCTGGCCGATGAACTGGGCCTGCAACTTCACATGGGTAAACTCCACATCAGGGAGGTGCATCAGGGCGTGGAGTTCCTGGGTGCATTCCTGAAGCCCTACCGCGATTATGTGAGCAATAAGACACTGGAGCGCATGACGAAGAAGATACAGGAAATAGACCTGCGCAACGAAGAGAAAGCCGTGCGCACCATTGACTCGTATCTCGGCATCCTGAGCCATACCGCCAGCCACTGCATTACACAAGATTTGATGAGTAAACCCCTGGCAGCATAATGGACGAAGTGTAAAACATTATAATATTTCAACGAATGAACAAAACAAGCGGAAAGCGGGACTCTTACGCCCCCATCAAGCAGGATGCCTCGCGCATCGTGATTAGTTATGGCTTCAAACCAGTTGAAGGCACCGACATGGCCGAGTGGCGCGAAGTGGTCATATACAAGAAACAGGCGTCGCAGCTGACATTTGCCGACGTGAAGGAGGCCATCATTCAGGACATCAACCACCGCACGGACGAAAAGATACTGAGCGGGCTGGTGTGGAAGGACAAACCCGTGTGGCTCTCACAGGAAAACCAGTTCAACTTCAAGGCGGCCTACGACATGGCCGTACAGACGCAGGGCGCAACGCTGCCAGTAACGTTCAAGCTGGGCGAAGCAGAAGACGGTACGCCCGTGTATCACACCTTCGAGACGATGGAAGACAGCACGGACTTCTACACCACAGCCGTGAACCACATCCACCAGAGCGTGGCCGACGGCTGGCAGGAGAAAGACAGCATCGACTGGACGCCATACGAGACAGTTGAAGAATTTAGTGAGTAATTAATGGCTCATTCGTGGTCATTCGTGTTTAAGATATGAACATATAATTACCACGAATTAACCATTAATTTTAAGTAACCTCACACAACTAATCCGGGCGAATGGTAGGCGATACCATTCGCCCGGATTTTTTTATGTTTGGACTTGAAGTAAACGATACCGTCATCATGGAACAGCGGCGTGTCTTGGAGGCCGTGCTGTCTACCAATCCCGACACCCAGAAGGCCTTGCAGAAACTCATTCGCAAGGTCATCAAGGAGGCGAGGGGCAACGTGAGCGAAGCCGCAGACAAGGCTATGGACAGCGACCCGAGGGAAGCCGCACGTGCCGTCAGAAATGTGGTCTACAGGAAGGTACTTGGTGCAAACATCAACATCTATAACTCGCGCAAGGCCCACGGCACGACATCCTACGAACCTACAAGGACACTGAAGCCCAAACAGCGCGGCGGAAACCGTGTGCCGCGCGGCGGAAGGACAGCACAGGTGATGGGCTACGACGCACTCGACCGCGGCTTCATTCTCCGCTGGCTGAACAACGGCACAAAAAAGAACGGCAAGCGCACGGCAGGCACACGTGGCGGCAGGCTGTCTGGAAACAGGGGAAGCATAGACGCAAGGAACTGGTTCAAGCCAGCAGCAGATAAAGAAATTGGGGTAGCCATAGACACTCTGGCCAACCTGATAGACACCGAACTCGAGAATATCCTGAACAACAAGAAATAGCATAACGATATGGCAGAAGACATACTCAGACTCAAGGTAGAGAGCAAGGAATACGACTCGAAGCTGAAGCGTGCAGCCGAAGGACTGACGCACTACATCGACAACTGCCGGCAGGCGGGTAACACACTGGACCGTGTGGAGAAAGAAACCCTCGACTACGTGAAGGCCGTCGGGCGGATGGACTCCGTGAGCCGTACCGCCACTGGCAAACTCGGAGAGATGAAGAAGACCTTCGTGGAATTGTCGGCACAATACAAGTCGCTGACCGACGCGGAGAAGGCTTCGCCATTCGGCAAGGCCATATCTTCCAGTCTCGACCAGCTCAGGCCCCGCATCACGGAAGCCAAGCAGCAACTCGACGACATCAACCGCTCGATGGGCGTGGCGGCAGACAGTGGCGGTGGCGGTCTCTTCGCCGGGATGAGCAGCAAGATGTCGGGAGCCTTGCAGGTGTTCGGCGGTAACATGCTGACAAAGGCAGCAGGAGCCGTCGCTGATCTTGGCTCGGAGATGTACGGCATGGTGCAGCAGGGCATCGCGCTGGCACGGCAGGGCGAAGGCATCCGCAATGCCTTTGAGCGGCTGGGGCGTGGCGATATTCTCGACGGCCTGCGCAAGGCTACACACGGCACCGTAACCGATATTGAACTGATGAAGGCAGCGGTGAAGTTCAACGATTTCAAACTGCCGCTCGACGAACTGGGCACGATGCTGGCATTTGCCCAACAGAAGGCCAAGGACACCGGCGAGTCGGTGGACTACATGGTAGACAGCATCGTGACGGGGCTTGGCCGCAAGTCGCTCATGATCCTCGACAACCTCGGACTCAGTGCCACCGAAGTCAAAGACAAGATGGCCGAGACGGGCGACATGACCAAGGCCGTCGGTGCCATTATCCGCGAGCAGATGTCAAAGGCTGGCGACTATGTGGAGACCGCTGCCGACCGTGCGGCACAGGCCAACGTGGACATGCAGAACAAGATGGAGGAACTGGGCCGCAAATTTGCCCCCGTAGAGGAAGCCAGCAACCAACTTTGGGCATCCATCAAGATAGGCATACTCGACATTGTTGGCGGGCCGCTGGCAAGGCTGCTAAACGACCTCACAGAGGCGGGAAGATTGAAGAATACTCTTAACGACCTGAACGGCACGGGTGATGGCGGAAAGGAAACACATACCCAGAAAGCCCTGCGCATACTGCGTGAATACTCCGGGGGCAGCAAGGGAGCAGAAGGAAAACAAGACCTCTACAACCGACAGGTGGCATCCTACACCAGGCAGGAAGAAGCCGCATGGCGCAACACCAACAAACTGCGAGAGGAATTGAAGGGCCTCTATAAACAGCAGCGTGAGGGAGCGCAGGGACTGAACGGACTTATCAGCGACACGGCAAAGAATTTGGAGGCAGCCGAGAACCGAGCCAAGGCATTGCAGATGATGCGTTCTGAATATCAGAAAGGTGCAAAGGATATTCTAAAACCCGCCACCGTTGACATCGACACCAGCGGAGCCGTGCAGAGCGTAGAGACGCTGAAGGTGAAACTGAAAGAGCTGGAGGCACAGCGCAAGAAAGCCGTCGTCAGCGGTGACGATGACCGCGTGAAGACGCTCACCCAGCAGATCAACCAGACAAAGACCAACATCAAGGCCCTCAGCCCGAACGAACTGAAAACCACCAACACGGCGACACCTCAGGAGCGTGCGGCCAGCAAGGTGTCAGAAGCCGAGCGCACCTACACCGAGACGCTGCTGAAGAACAGCATACGTCTGGAGGCAGGTATTGACTCCACGCTCGATAACAAGAAGAAGGAGCTGTCGGCACAGGAACGGCTCTTCGATGCCTACAACGATGCCTACGCCACCTACAAAGACCCGAAATACAAGGAGGCATCAGCCGCCGCTGCTGAGAAAATCAAGCAGTTGGCGGCAGAGGTGAAGACCTCCACTGACGCACAGGAGGCCGCAAAAAAATCTGCCCGCGAACTGGAGTCAGCACAGAAGAAACTCGCCGATGCCCAGCAGAAACTCGCCGACGCACAGGCCACCGGCTCCGCTACCGCTGTCTATAAGGCTCAGAAGGATGTTGACAAACAGCAAGAGGCGGTCAATCGGTTGCAGAATCCGACACTGCCGCAACCCGCCAAGCCGACAGGATTCGAGGCCCTCAAGCAGTCTGTGCAGGCTGAAATCAAGTTCGACCAGATGCAAGTAGACGAGAACACCCTCCACTCCCTGCTACAGACGGCACTAAAGAACGGTCTCGACGGTCTGACTGTTGACTATTCAGGGCTTCAGGAACGCATCGCAAAAGGTATAGACATACCCGACTCGACGTGGGAGACTTTGCAAGAAGAAATCAACACCAATCTGAAAGATCTTGGAATCGAGCCAATCAAGATAGACTTCAAGACGGGTGACGTTAAGGAAATGACTAAAGACTGGAAAAGTGCTGCCAGTGCTATCCAGTCTGTAGGCTCTGCCATGACACAGATAGAAGACCCGGCAGCGAAGGTCATGGGAACGATTGCCCAGGCCATAGCCACGATGGCACTCTCCTATGCAGAAGCATCAAAACAAGCAGCCATGAACCCCGCTAACGCAGGATGGGGATGGATAGCCTTTGCCGCTACAGGCGTGGCAACCATGATTAGCAGCATAGCAGCCATCAAGAATGCCACCGGCTACGCCACCGGCGGACAAGTCAAGGGCAATACCTACAGCGGCGACAACATCCCCATCATGGTCAATGCAGGCGAGACCGTGCTCACCGCTGCAATGAGCAACACCCTCGCGTCGGCCATTCAGGAGCGCGGGCAGCAGGGGGCGATACAGATAGAGGGACGGCTGTCTGGCGAATACATCTACCTCTCCGCCGGTCGTTATACACGCCGTTCCGGGCGAGGCGAAATAGTCACTTTTAAATCATAAGAATATGCTGAAGGGAAGAGACGTCATGATATACCGCGACGACGTGTTGATCGCCGGAACGCGGGCCAACGAACTACAGGTTGGCTGCGAGACCATCGAGATAGCAAGCGAAACCACTGCCGACTGGCGCGAGTACATCGCAGGCCGTAAGGACTGGCAGATGAGCGTCAGCACGCTGCTGAGCACGACGGCAGACCTTGAAGACGCACTCACTATAGGTACGGTGGTGCGACTGGTGTTCCGCGACCGCGAGGGCACGGGCGGTGTTCAGGGCCGTGCCATCGTGGAGCAGTACAAGGCCACGGCCAACGTAGGGGACATTGTGAAGGGGTCGTTTCAGTTCAAGGGATCGGGTGAACTGGCAAGGATAAGCAGTAACCCCTTGACGGAATAACGCACATCATTAGAACAACAAGACAAATGTCATACACTAAGCATTTCATCGCATTCAACAGAGAAGACTACGAGTTAAGCATTGGCGGTACGGACGTATCGGGCACGCTCCCTCTTGCCGCTGACCCCATCGCCACCGACGAGGACAGCGATACCGATATGTTTATGCCCGTCAGAACGCAGTCGGGCTACATCCGTCTGGTGTCTACCGACAGGGACACCTGGCGGAGCCTGATTCCACAGAATGCCGTCGCCATGCCCGTGACGCTGAAGCACAGCACGTACTTGATCGACTGGCAGGGCTACGTGCAGACAGGCACCTACGGGATGAAGTGGCCAGCAACATACGAGCAGATAGAACTCCCGATAGCCGACGCACTGGCCACGCTCGATGCCTTCGACGTGGAAGTGCTGTCACCCTCGCAGTGGGGACTGGAAACCATCGGCAGCCTGCTCTACCGTATCTTCAGCAACCTCACGGGATTGCAGTTCAGGTTCTACTTTCAGGCTCCCGCAGGCACCACCCGTCACCCGTGGATTACCTACAAGTTCAACTGGCGCAACCTGCTGTCGGCAGAAGGCGGCAAGTACACGTCGAAGTTCAGTTGTCTCGGTGTATTGCAGGAGTTGTGCAAGCTGTTCGGGTGGACGTGCCGCTCTAAGGGCACGGGCATCTACTTCACCGCAGCCACCGACCCGCTCATTAACACGGGTTACGTGGTCTATACCCTGGCACAACTGGCCACCGTCAGCAGCTCAGGCACCTATCCCACGGCGGAGATGACAGACATCAGCGTCATTGGTGACGACTACGCCTCGGCAGATCATCAAGAGGAGTACGTCCCCGGCATCAAGACCGCCACCGTAAACTCTGAACTGAACGCCTACGACGTGCTCGTGGAAGTCCCTTACGACAAGATTTTCAATATCTATAAGTATGAAACCGTCACGCAGGGCACACGCCACAAGGACGCGATGAACAACCCGATAGACTGCTATTACAAGGCCAACGAGAGCAAGACCGCCGGCGGCAGTTTTACCTACGAGAACGACGACGTGAGCATCAGTACCTATACGGAGACCTACGTTCAGAATGCCTCGTCGTGTTTCGGCATGTTGCAGGTATTCGATGAGGATATGTCCGACGACAAGACCAGCTACGGCTGGCAGACCGCAATCGTGTGCTTCCGAAGCGAAGACTACGGCAACCGCAGACAGTCTACACCGCTGTTTACGATGACCTCCAAGCGTGCCTTCGTCATGGCCGACGGTGTGATATACATCGACTTCAGCTGTGACCGGGAATCGGGCCTCCGGCAAAGTGCAACGTGTGAGCTCCGTGTCGGCATCTATTACTGGAACGGTACGGCATGGACCACCACGCCCAGCACCTTCACCCTGTACGCCTGGGAGCAGGGTGTGGAAGACACCAAGGCCCTCGACTCGGATGCAGACTACGACGGATGGGGCATCCCCGTCACCACCCCGATGATGGGCGACATCAGGTTTTCGGTCATCGACGTGCTGCCGCTGACCGCCCCCATGCCGCTCTCCAACGGTTATCTGCCATTGATGAACCTGAAGATAGGCTTCGTAAGGAACCGTCAGGACGACGACTGCAACGAGATCAACTACACGCAGACGGGCGGTGCTTTTCCTGAGAGACGCGACGTGGACACTATCTTCTGTACTGACAAGCGCAGTACGGTGACATCCGGGGCAATCCGAAGCAAGATGGGCTACGGCATGCTGATAAGCGACAGCGAGGGCATCGTAGACCAAGTAGCCTACGGCCAGCAGCAGTATAAGCCCGAACAGCGCACCGCCGACCTGATAGCCGCCTACGGCTCACGTCCGCGACAGGTGCTCACACTCGACCTTTGGGAGCGCAGGCTGAGAGAGGCCGGCCCAGCAAGTCGTGTGACGGTAGGACAGCAGGTCTATGTGCCCGTGGCCGTGAGTCACCGCTGGCGCGACGGCATCGTCAGACTAACATTGATGGAACTTCCGCAATCTTAAGAGACATGGAAATATCGAGAGAATACATCAAGCGGCTTGGCCGACAGAAGGGCACCACCGTCATCAACGGCGGTGGTGGCGGTGGTGGCGGTGGCGCAACGGGCACCGTGAAGAGCGTGGCCATGACCGTGCCCACAGGCTTCAGCATCGACGGGTCGCCCATCACCAAGGAGGGCACGCTGGCACTGACTTTTGCAAGCGGCTACAGCCTGCCGACAACGGCCAAACAACAATACTGGGACGGCAAGCAAGATGCTATCAGCGACCTTGCCACCATCCGCAGTAATGCAGCCTACGGCATGACGGCCTATAATTGGGGAAACCATGCCAACTATGGCTACGCCACGCAGACATGGGTAAACAACAACTTCCTCGACAGCAGCGACGTTGGAGCAGCAGCCTATAAGGGCGTGGCTTCATCTATCAACAGCACTAACACGGGACTGCCACAGGCCAACACGGTGTATAACTTCGTGATAAATCAGGGCTACCTGACGGATGCCGACGTGGACGGACAGTTCTGGGGACAGTCCTGGACAAACGGCGGAACCGTGACGGGCAACATCACCGTAAACGGCAACATCTTCATGGGTTCGGGTGCATACAGCAACCAATACCGCCTTGAGTTCCGTTCGGGTTGGTACATCAGCGTATATACCGGCATGATGTCGTTCTGCACCAACGGCACTGAGAAGGTTGCCATCACCTCTACCGGCGAGATATACACGCAGTACGGCATGAAGAGCGACGGCTACGTGACCTCGCTCTCCGACATCCGCAAGAAAAACATCATCAGCGACATCAGTCTCTCTGCCAGCAAAATCGCAAAGACCCGTGCCGTGCGCTTCACATGGAAAGACCGTGACGACAAAACCGTCTTTGCTGGCAGCATCGCCCAGGACTGGCAGAAGATACTGCCGGAGGCCGTGCGTGAGCATGAAGACGGCACGCTGTCGCTCGACTATGGTGTGGCGGCACTCGTGTCGGCCATTACCAACTCGCGCGAAATCACCGAACTGCGCCGGCAGATATTCGAGCTGAAGCGCACCATCTCACACCTCCAAATCAGATAGCCATGCCCTACTCAAGTGGAATCATCTCAGCACCTGTGTCGATGTCCGACGTGCGCGGACTGTTCGGCAGATCGGACACCGACCTCGATGCCCTCATCAACAACGTCTCGCTGAATCGCTGGGCGAAACACAAGCCCGTGCAGTTAGGCGTGTATGACACGGTGACGGGACAGTGGGATGCCACCAACCAAAAATGGCGCAGCACGGCCACCTGGTGGCGCGGCAATACGACCATCGTCTATGGCAATCCCTACAACACGGTGCAGACGTGCGGCTTCCAGATGAAGGTATTCACGGGTTTCGGTCTGATGACCAATACCCACTCATTTCTATATAATCTGAAGAACGGACTGCTCGGCTGGCAGAGTGTGAAGCCCACGGGCGGTTCTGACTCTCCCTACAGGCTTCAGGACTTCGGACGGTATAATCACAATGCCATTCAGCCCTTTGGCGATATTGCCGCCACGCGCTACATGCTCGATGTCAACTACTCGTTCACCATGCAGTGGGATGCCGTCTACATCGACGATGAGACCAACCTGCGCCTTAGTGACATTGCCAAGGCCGCATTCGGCGACAGGCAATTCTATTTTGGCGTGCTGATTTGGGACCCTTACGGCAGTACTTACTATACGGCCACGGCGAGCACGCCCTACGTGGAAAGCGGCGAAGGAGGAGATGCTATGAGTATCACCTTCAGCGGCGTGTACAGTATGGGGTCGCCCACGGGCAAGCGGTGGGACATGCTGCCGTTCTTCTCTACACAGCAGAAAGACCCGACGGGCAGTGAGCCGGCCAACGTGATGCTGCTCAGCACACCGATTACAACGGCCTATCAGTTGACGATTTTCAGTTATGGGAACACGGTCACCTACGAACCGAATGCGCGGTGGAACGCCAACAACAACGGCGTAGAGGCATTCTGCTATGTGACGAACAATTTCTCGTCGCCACACACCGTCGGCAAACTGACGTTCTACATCTACCGCACCACGGGCGCATCGCCTTCGGATGTCGGCGGCAATTATGTCACATCGTTCTCCCCACCGTCTTCATCTGATTACTCGTTTACCCTGCAAGGTGGTGAAACAAAAGTTATCCCGTCAATAGGCGAATACGTCAATTCTCCATATATCTCGCGGATGAGCGGCTACACCTACTGGATAGGTGCCAGGGACGACAACAGCACGGCAGGCGTACATATCTGGTGGCAAATCGAGGAACACGACTAACATCTAAAAAATAAACATTATGGGAAATTTCACAATTCAGAACCAGAAAAGCGTATCTGCAATCAGATACGAGAGCGAAACGGTGGTTGCCACCATCGAAGTGAGCAAGAATGCACAGACTGGCCAGACGGAGACCGTCGTGGTCAGAATGACCGACAACGGCGGAGGAATCTACCTCGGCAGCTTCAGCGTAAGGAGCAACGGACAGGAGATGGTCTACAACATGAGCGAAGTGCCCATGCGGATGCGTGAGACGGCCGCGGCCCTCTTCGATGAGGTGATGGCCTACATCAACCAAGAGCAGGAGGGATAGACATGGTAAGGATAGATTTTTCTTCTGTCACCGTGAGCGACGTGCGCGGCAAAGAACAGCAGGCAGACTTCCGCCAGCAGCTGGGCGAGATGATGTATCTCAATGCGTCCGACGAACTGGGATGCACGACGGGACGCGACATCTACAACGCCACGGGCGAGATAGAACTCAGCGACGAGCAGGAGACCATCGTGCGGGCATTCGTGCAGAACTTTCCGTGGTGCGCCCGCTCGGCACTGCTCAACGCGATGGACAAAGGCAAGGCAATTTGATTGTTGTTTCAGATATTTTGATTTGTGCATGAAGGGGAGCCAGCGGGCTCCCCATTTTTTTTGCAGTAATCCCACACGCGGAAAACAGGCGAAAAGTAAAAACGAAATCATGGCATATTCATCAGGGATACTTCGAGACTACGTGACCATCCTCAACCGCAAGGAGGCACAGCAGGGCAAATTCGGACTCGACTCGTCGGGCATCGGGTGGCAGGACATGGGAAGGGTGCATGCGTTTGTAGACTGGCAGAAGGGCAAGGGCGGCATGGCCGCCGGGGCTCTCGATGCCTACGGCGTGAAAATCGTGCGCATGAGGTATAACAGCATCATCACTGAACGCTCGCGCATCCAGTGGCATGGCAAGACGTACCAGATATTGCCGGAGACCTTCAACGCCAGCCATCAGGACAACACCATCCAGTTCCTCTGTCAGCAGATCGTAGAAAAGTAGCTCATTGCCAATTCATGGATAATTCATGTATAATTCGTGGTAATTCGTGTTCCCCCAAAAACGAGTAACCCCACAACGCCAATCCGCCCGAGAAGAAAACAAAAGAGAAAAACTATGGAATTATTCGGAAGTAACTTTAACCTATTCCGCTCAACGAAAAAGCGCGAGGCCGAGACTCCCGGCGTGCCCTCATCGACCATGCCAAAGGAAACGGAGGTGAAGGGCGGCAGCTATCAGGAGCGCATCGTCTATACGCGGTCGCCACAGATGGCACTGACCATTGCGGCGGTACACCGTGCGGTGGAACTGCGGGCCAAGGCCATCGGACAGATGGCGGTGCAGTATCAGCGGCGCGACACCGAGCGAGGCAATTTCGTGGAAGACGTGTCGCGTAGCAGAAACGGCTATGCAAGCTACGGCTCACGCATGAACTACCTATTGCAGGTGGAGCCAAACCCGCTGATGTCGGCGGCAAGCCTCTGGCAACAGGTGACGGTTGACCGCCTGTTGCGCGGCAACGGTTTTGTGTACATCGAGCGCAACGAGGTGGAAGAGCCTGTCGCCCTGTGGCGTGCCACGTGCGGCGGCTACAACTTTGCCGACGGTACTTACATTTTGACCTACTACACGGAACGCGGTGTACGCAACCGTGTGGCCATTCCCCGCTCCGACGTGCTTCACTTCCCAAACACCTTCCGCGAGGAAAACGGCTTTTGGGGCATTTCAACCCTGCGCCATGCCTACGACACGATGACCCTGCTGAAGACCGAATCGACACAGGCACTGGAGACGGCTGCCAAGGGTGGTCGCGTGAAGGCATTCATCGGTGAGCAGGCTCCGCAATCTGGTTACAGCCCCATATCGCAGGGCTTGTTCGACCCTGAGCAGACGAAGCTGTACGCCAAGGAAATCAATAAGGAAGTGTATGAGCAGGACATCGTGAGCCTTCGTGCGCTTGATAAGGTTGTACCGATCTCCATGACAGCGCAGGACATGCAGATGATAGAAATCATGAACATGTCGCTTGATGACGTGGCACGCTTCTTCGGTGTACCTCGTCCACTGCTGATGATGGACACCAACTCACACTACAACAGCTACGGCGACGCAACGATGGAGCTGCTGACCCGCACCGTAGGCCCCGATGCCGACGATATGGAACAGGAGTTCTTTCGCAAGTTGCTCTCCATCGAGGACTACGGACGCTTCCGCATCCACATGTGCGAGAGTCACCTGTTGCGCATGGACAAGATGACGCAGGCGAAGGTAGACCAGATGCGACTGCAAAACGGCACGGCAACGGTTAACGAATTGCGCCAGGAGTGGGACATGCCGACCGTTGAGGATGGCGACGAGCCGATGGCAAGTGCCAACCTCATGACCCTGAAAGCCCTCATCGCCAAGAGCGACGCAGCCCAGCAGCTGAAGCCCGGCAACTACACCGTAGGCGAAGAGCCAAATGGGGATGGCGCATCGGATTAGTATAGTAAACCGCAACGCTTTAGTATAGTAAACCGCAGCGGTTTAGTATAGCAAACCGAAGCGGAAAAGTATAGTAACCAAAAGCGATAAAGACATGACACCCAACCCAACAAAAGAGGAAATCGACGCACTGGAGCGCGAAGTCCAAAAGCAGAGAAAAGAGCGTGAACGCCGTGTGCGCCACGCAGTAAACCAACAACGGCAATAACACCGAAAGGTATGAAACAGACAATAGCCATTATCAACTTCAACACGCCCGAACTCACCGAGGCTTGCATCCTGAGCATCAGGAAGCACGGCTGCGACTGGCCGGTGGTGGTGTTCGACAACTCGCAGACGGTCACACTCCCGGCAGGCGAGGGAATGCCAGAGCGCACCATCGACTGTCGGCCTTTCCGCAAACGCATGAAGGGCGTGCGCGTCATCGACAACACCAATGGGCAGCAGGTAGACTTCGACAAGTCCCTGCAAGCCTTCCCCGACCGCCACGATGCGCACGCTGCTGTCAACCACTGGGGATCAGACCTTCACATGATGACCGTTCAGCGGCTCTTCGACCTGTTGCCCGACGGCTTCATTCTTGTGGAAAGTGACGTGCTCGTCAAGGCCGACATTACAAAGTTATGGCGCGAGGAATACTCGTTCTGTGCCTACGTGCAGCGGCAGCAGCGCGGCAACCGTTTCGGGCGCGGACGCATCCTGCCGATGCTGTGCTACCTGAACGTGCCGAAGTTCAAGGCCGAGGGCGTGAACTACTTCGACCCCGACCGATCATGGATGCTTCACAAGGGCGAGGACAATCCGCAAAACTGGTACGACACAGGTGCAAGCCTGCTGGAAGACGTGCTCGCCCACCGGCCACGGCTGAAAGGTTTGCACGTGGATATTCGCCCGATGGTGGAGCACCTCGGAGGAGCCAGTTACAAGACCGTCACGCTCCACGACAAGGCCGAATGGCTGAAGCAGCACGAAAATTTGTGGAGTAAACCCACGCCCAAGAAATAGCCGCATAGTAGAACATCAAAGTTTTATTGAGATATGACAAAACAGGTAAGATTTATCCCCAAGGCCACCTGCGGACTGCAAGTCCGAGAGGCTGGCGAAGGTCAGGCGCAGAGCCGCACCGTGGTGGGCACGCCCATCGTCTTCGGTGTCAGGAGCCACAACTTGACCCCGTGGAGCGACTACCGCGAAGTGTACGAGGTGTTGGAGCCTGGCTGCATCAGCGACGAGTTGCTACGTGAGAGCGACATCGTGCTCAACCTGAACCACTCCAACAAGGTGACCGACATTCTCGGTCGCTGTCAGAATGGCGAGGGTACACTGAAACTGACCCGCAACCTGCGCGACATCGGTTCTGAGTGCGATCTTCCAGAAACCAATGCAGGCAACGATACCCTGATACTCATCAAGCGCGGTGACATCAGCGGCATGTCCTTCGCATTCGAAGACGATTGGGAAGACTCGGAGAACGGCGTATCGTATGAGCGCATGAAAGCCGAGGAAACCGGCAAGAAGGAAATCTGGGTGCGCCACGTCAAGCGCATCACCGCCCTCTACGACGTGAGCATCGTCACCCACCCGGCCTACGAGCAGACCTCGGTAGCCACCCGCGAGCAGTCGGATGCCATCAACGAGGCTATCGAAGCACAGTTGAAGCGTGAGCAGCACCAGGAAACCGAGGAAGAGCGCAAGGCACGCGAAGCCAAGGAGCGTGAAGCCAATGGCGGAGAGACCAACGCTGAAAAGCAAGCCCGCGAAGCCCGCGAACAGCAGGAGCGCGAAGCCAACGGCGGCGAGACCAACGCCGAGAAAACTGCCCGTGAAGAGCGCGAGAAGAAAGAGCGCGAAGCCGTGGCCGTGATGCGTATGCGCCAGCGTCGGCTCGCACTCGAACAAGAAACAGACAATTCTATTTATTAACCCTTAAAACGTTTTAAGATCATGACGAAAAAGGAAATCGCTGCAAAGGCAGCACGCAACCGCGAGATTCAGGCTCGCATGTCAGCCATCTATCTGAAGATGGAAAAAGAGAAGCGCGAGGAGTACAACGCCGAGGAGAAGCGCGAGATGGAGGACCTTCAGCACGAGCTGGAGGAGAACCGCCGTGAGATTGCTCTCTCCAAGGACGAGCAGGCCATTGCCGAGATGCGCGAGAACATCGACCGCAACAAGCAGTACCGCGAGTACTTGCAGGGCGTTCGCCAGAAGCGTGAGGACAACACCACCACACTGGCTCCGAAGTCACCCGCCGACGGTTCTTCTATCACCGAGTCTGGTGCCATCTCACTGTACATCAACGACATCATCGACACCAAGGAGAACGGCCTTGGCCGTCCCGCTGGTCAGTCGTTCATCACCGGTGTAGAGGGCGACGAACTCTACCCCTACAGCATCAACGACGTTGAGATGGAGGAGGTAGGCGAGATTGATGCCATCAACGACCAGGACCTGAAGTTCACCAACATCAAGGTGGTGAGCCGTCGCGTGTCTCTCTCTGTTGCTGTGTCTAACAAGGCTATCGACAACGCATACTTCGACCTCGTGGCATTCGTGCTCTACAAGATTCAGAAGGCATGGCGGATTTACTTCGCCAAGAAGAACTACTCGCACGCCAACTGGCAGGGCAACAAGGGCGCATTCTCTCTCGTTACCCCTGGCACCATCACGCTCGACAGCACCATTGGTGCACAGATCGACGAGAAGTTTGCCGACTTCGCTGAGCTCGGTTTCGACGAGGAAGGCTGCGTCATCATCAGCCCGAAGGTGGAAGCCCGTCTGAAGCACACCTACGAGGGCAACGGTGTGGCTGCTCACCCCATCATCGAGAACGGCCTGCTCGCTGGCCATCCCTACGTATCAACCAAGCACATTAACTACACGTTGAACGGCGATGGTAAGTACGTCAAGGACACCGACGAGTACATTGGTATCGGTCTCTTCCAGTACCTGCCCATCCAGCAGCACGGTCTCGTTCGCCAGACTGTTGACGCGACAAGTGCTCAGGTGGCTAAGGTCAATAAGACCGTTATCGTCTTCTCGACTGAGATTTCCATTACGGAACTTTCTCACCTCGTGAACGGCGGAGACAACAACAACCCGCACAAGCCCCAGGCCTTCGCCCTGTTCAAGGTCATCCAGCCTGCAAGCTCTAACGAGATTGGCGGCTAACCATCTCAACGCACATCATTGTGTTCATGGTTTCTTGATAGTTCTGCCGACGGGTGGGCGGCAATGCAGCAGCAAAGCGTCTGTCTGCCCGCCGGCGTTCATGGAACCATCACTTACGCTATATATTACTAATCCCCGCACACGATATGAACCTACTCGCAGACCAGGTGTTTTTCGATGCCATCAAGGAGAACGCGGAGCTGATGCAGACCATCGGCAACCGGCTCTATTCGACTGCAATCCCCCTGCCCGACGCGGAAGCCGACAACGCGCCCACTCCGTATGTTATCCTGACTTTTGACGGGCTGACGAACGACGGCTATTCCAAGGACGGCTACGAGGGTATTCAGGACAACGTGACCGTAGGTGTGATCATTACCGCAGCAACACGTGAGGAACTCGGAACCATCGCCAACGACATCCGCACCAGTGTACGCGAATACTTCAACGCCAATTTCGGGACGCTCGACGGCATCCCCGACGACTACCGTTTCTCTGCACAGCCCGTGCAGTACTACGCTGCAAAGCCCTGCTTCTGGCAGGAGCTCTCATATCAGTGTGCATTCCAAAACGATTAATGAAATATGAAAGGCCAAAATCTTAGAATCAGGCTCGGCGGGAATTGCGTAGCCTTCTCGACCGGGTGCACATACCACCTGTCTGTCAACCTTGAGTCCAGTCAGACGAAAGACGACACAGACGGCTTTCAAAAGCAGGAAGTGACAGGCATGGCAGGCGACATCTCCTGCGACGCCCTCTACTCGATGGTAGAAGACCAGTCTGGAGTGAACGGTGAGCAGGCCCTTGACATGGTGCTCCAGGGACAGGAGGTGGAGGTTGAGTTCTCGCCCACAACGGGCGATAAGAACCGCACCGCCACAGGCACGAAGTACACCTGCAACGCCATCGTGAATGACATCAGCATCAACGCACCGTCGGGAACTAACGTCACTTACACGATTCAGATGCAGATGAACTCGAAACCAGTCAAGTCTACGGTACAGTAGGCTTCCCTACCCTCACTGACTAATATGACACCTCCGGCAATCACCTGTTACTCTTCTTTCCGTAGCCGGAGGTGCTTTTTCAACTGAAACCACAAAAACAAGGAATCATGATCAAAGAACAAACCATAACGTTTTGCGGCAAGAAAATCGCCTTGCGCTATTGTGCCGCCACTGAGACCGGCTTCGAACGCATCACCGGCAAGAGTGCAACCGTATTCCTGCCGATCCAAGGAGAACCCGACAAGGACGGCAAACCGACGTATGGACCGCCTACGGCCACGACGGAAGACTATATCGCACTCGGCATCAGTGCGGCCATCGCTTCGCGGTCAAAGGCAGGGGAAAAACCTCAAGTCAACATGGACGACGCCCTCTTTGACGCAGGCCCTGAAGAGGTGAAAAACCTCATAACGACCACGCTCAACCTGCGCAACGATTGGTATGCCATGCCGGATGTTGTCAAGCCGGAGATGCAAGATACTGAGGGAGACGCAACAAAAAACGCCTGACCGCCCACGACTATTTCCAGTTTTTCGTGGGCGAAATCGGCCTGAACAGGCTGGAATACCTCTACGACATGGAGCACTGTGAACTGGTGCTTATCTCAAGAGGGTACGCACACCGCAACCGGGCAGCATGGGAACAAGCCAGGCTCGTAGCCTATAACGCCCACTACTGCATGGGTTCGAAAACGCCTCCGCCAACTGTCAGCGAATGGATAACGTTCCCCTGGGAGCGCGACGCAAAGGACGAGATAGACAGCGACGAGGACATCAACAGGCTCAGGGAGGCCGTCAGGCGTGAAGAGGAAATGAACAGAAGAAATTGTTTATAGTTTTGTGTTTTTTTGATGTTGTGGCCGGCGACGCTGTGAAGCATCGCCGGCCTTCTGTTACCAGTTCACGACAGCATCATCTTCCCATTCACCGTTAATCTGAACGGGCGAAGACAAGGCCTTCTCTACCAGGCTCCCGCGAAACGTCGTCGTGACATTTTGCGTAAACGGCGCATCATGCAGATCAACGTGCCCGATGGTCGTGCCGTCACCAGACAGCAGGGACACCGACACATCTGTAGACCAGCCGGCAGAGGGCGACAGGCCGAATATCACGCACGTCATCGTCTGCCCGACACTCGACTGAGGAATGGCAATCTCACGCTGCTTGCGCATGGGTGACACCCCGCTGCCTGTCCTGACATCAAGCCCGTAGTACCACGTTGCAGGCTCCATCACGAATTTTGCCATCGTTGGCGTCACAATGTCAGTCGGACAGACACGCAGCCTTGTCGCCACACGGCGGAGCACGGCAGACACGGAGAGGTCATCGCCGGGCACCACGTTGACATCCTCGCTCAACCAGAACGTGTCCGAGGGCCGTTCCCACGTTATCGTGCCCGCATCGCTGTCAACCACGGGCTGCTGTCCGCGACTCGCCACGAAGCAGAGACGGTGCCCGCCATACTTAAGGCTCATCGACACGCTCCCGAACCCGTCGTCAGTACTCGCCTGGTGCAGCGTCTGCACAAGATTGTCTCCAACGTAGTCAAACACCCAAAGGTCTGTAAGGTTCTCGCTTGTCAGCGAAGCGGAGCGTGTACCGCCTTCAACGGCGAACGTCACCGTCAGCCGTCTCAGCGTGTCGCCATGCGCTTCCATGTCATACTCACTGCTTTTGCCGCAACCCGGCAAAGTCACCACCGCAGCTGCCATCGCCATCGAGACAACCGCCTTCATCATCTTCTTTTTCATAGTTTAATGTTTTTATAGATTAATATTTAAGGGGAGGCAGCACGCGTCACTGCCCCTTGCCTCTCTTCTTTTCCTGCCGTTCAGTATATTGCGGCAGTACCGCAGTCCCCATCTGTGCCGCCATCCGGTCGAACTCCTCATGCACACTCTGAGCCAACACCTTCGCATACCGCTGTGTCTGCGTGATGTTCGTGTGCCCAAGCATCCGCGACACATTTTCAATCTTCGCCCCGTTCCTGAGCATCCACGTCGCAAAGGTATGCCTTGCCAGATGCGAGTGCATCTTTATCTTAATCCCCGCCATCGGTCCAAGCACCTTCAGGCAGTGGTTATAGTCCGCATTGTCCAGTTTCGGCATCTGCATCCCATACTTCTCCAGTACATGCACCGCTGGAGGCAACAGGCTACTCACATAAGGTACGCCGGTCTTGATCCTTTCGCCGTTATGTCGCCACATAGTCCCGTCCCATCGGTAGTCGCTCATATCAAATGCCATCGCATCTGAATAGCTCAGCCCCGTGTACATCTGGAAGACAAAAATATCCTTTGCCGTTTCAAGCGGCCCGGCTGGAGGCAGCAGCGTCTCGAACCGCAGCATCTCATCTTCCGTCAGGTACTCAACACTTTCCCGCTCTCCGCGCTTGAACTTCCCGCGCAGCCGGGTGTACGGATTGGCGTATAGCTTCCCAACTTCGACAGCACGGTTCAGCAGGGCCTTCAGGCACTTGTGGTAGGTATATACAGCCCCGTCGCTGATTTTGCCGCCATCCTGAGCTTTCAGACCGTGCAGCCACGCATCCCACTCATACACGGCTTCCGTCGTGGCATCTTTCCATCTGCGTATCTTCCCATATTCCGTCAGCCGCGTCAGCAGCGTCCTGTAATGCTTCAGCGTGCCCTCAGCCATATTCATGATGCCCATCTGCTGCTCTATCCAGTCCAACAGCGTCGGTTCGTCGCTCATCGTCTCCGAGGTCTGCCACACCTTGCTGCGTATCTCTTCCGTATCTATCGCCGTCCCGCTCTCGATACATTTGTTTACCTCCGCGTTTACCCTTTGGTAGATAATGCCAAGCCGTTCATTCAGCCCTTTATCGTCTGTCGTGTTCCTCACCTGCCCGGCAACAAACTCAGAGCGGTACACCTTAATGCCAGTGCCGAAGTAGTACGATTTCCGATTCACCGTCACGCGCACCTCCAGCTGTCCCTTCTGTCCGGCCTTCACCCGTCCACGATGGTCAAACACGATTGATGTAGTCTGTTTCATATCTTAATCTGTCATTATTCATATTATTATTCATCAATTCCCGGCTCCCGTTTCCCCACGTTTACCATCGTGTGGTAGAAAACGGGGAAACAACCAGTCATTTATTGCTATGTTTTGTCGCATATTGTCAATTTTTCAATTTCATAGATTTACTGCTAACCCCTTTATTCACAAGGCGGTGCCCGTATTTCAAGGGCACCCCGCCCGCATCGAGTGGTGATCCGTTTGGGGCTATTGGTTAAGTTCGACAAAATGATTGTATATGAATAGGTTAACCGTGCTTCATGGTATTTGGATGGGGAAACATTGGAAAGTTTCACCACGATTATCACGGTTAAGACTATTATATATACTATGATGTTCATACTTGGGCGCGAGGGGATTCTTGGGTTTCGGCGACACCGATTGGGAAGGGATGACGATTCATGATTTCTTCGATGGTGGCGACTGACGGAAGAGCGCGGAGGTCTGAAATGACTTTTTGCAGGCTGGCTATCAAGTCGGCCTGCTGTTGAATCTGTGCGTCTTTGTCTGCGATTTGTTTCTCAAGTGTGGCTACGAGTTTGTCGTGGGCATCCTGAATGGGCTTCAGCATCGACTCGACAACTCTCGACATGATGTAGGTCTGATCTGTAGCAGGAGGGAGATTGTTCTGCTGAGTCATTTGTTTTTCAAACCCATTAGAATGAACTTCCTCTTCAAGTGTCAAAAGGTCGCCCTCGCCAGTCAAGAGGTAGTCGAGGTTAAACACGCCTGGGTATGCAGCACATATCTTTTGAAATAGGTTCTTTGTTAGATACGCCTCATTCCCATTCATTGCTGACGATAACGCAGGGCGCGTAATGTGTATCGCTTCAGCAAAATCTATTTGGGTATGTACGCCAAAATAATTTCGGAGATGATTATACACCTCTTTTAATCTTTCTTGTTTTGTTGTCATAACCTAACACATAAAATTCTTAAACTTTCTTAATTTATTACGCAAAGTTATTATTATATGAATTAAATGTTTTATATTTGCACCCGTAAAGCAAGCAAGCAACAACGAGGCAAAGAAATATCCGTCAGACGGGAGGCCGTCTTTTCATAAGCGGAAGAACCGCCTTACAACACACTTTTGGCGAGGTGTTAGGTTGCAAATATACGGAATTATTTGCCAAGTTGTTGCAAGCAAGCAAAAAGTTTAAGAAATATTAAAACTAAAAACAATGGTAATAGACAAGGTGACAATCGAGATGTTGGAGCGGTTCGCAGTGGGTGAGCAGCATGTTTATGTGCTGCCAAACTGGGACAAGGCTCGCAGTGCGGCTTCGCTGGCAGGCCAGATGAAGAACCGCACGAAGACGTATGGCTGGCAATTCTCGGCACCCATCAGCCCAGCGATTGAGGGGACGATGGCGAGAACGGTGACGATAACCAGGACGGCATGAGGACAGCGATTTAATCGCCTGACAATGAACGAAGACGAATGTAACATTTATAAAAGGAACTATGGCAAACGATTTAATCCAATTCGGAGAGAGCAGGCAGACGATGAGCAGTTTGGAGATTGCCAAGCTGACAGGTAAGCCACACAATGACGTGCTGAAAGCTATCCGTGCGATGGAGCCAGCATGGGAAAAAGTATCGCAGGGAAAATTTTCCCTATCATCCAGAAAGGTTGAGCAGCCTAATGGTGGTGTACGTGAATATCCTTGCTATGAACTGACCAAGACCGAATGCCTCTACGTTGCCACCAAGTTCAACGACGAAGCCCGTGCAAAGTTGGTGCTCCGTTGGGAAGAGTTAGAGCAGAAGCAGCGTGCCCAATTGCTTCAGTTGCCCGACTTCACCGATCCTGCCGAGGCTGCAATGGCATGGGCGAAGGAATACAGAGAGAAGAAGGTGCTCGCCATCGAGAACAAGAAACTCGAAGAAGAGAATATCCAACTCGCTGCCGAGAACCAGGAACTGAAGCACGACAAGAATTACCTCGACCTGATCATGCGCTCGAAGGCTCTGCTCACCATCAGTCAGATTGCACAGGACTACGGCATGAGTGGCAAGGCTCTGAATAAGACGCTGGCCGACATGGGCATCCAGTACAGCATCAACGGTCAGTGGATTCTCTACGCAAAATATAAGGATTGCGGCTACGTTTCGAGTCGTTCCATCGACATCACACGCGCTGATGGTCGCCCAGACGTGGTGCTGCACACCGAATGGACGCAGGCAGGTCGCCGATTCCTGTATGAAGAACTGAAGAAGCGCGGTATCATCCCAATGTTAGAACGATAATGGACAAGCTACTGAGGGCAGAAATCATCAATGAGATACGTCGTGCGGAGCGTGAGGCGCATGAGTGCTACGACGAGCGGTGGGTGACAGCCGAAACACTGAGCCAATACATCGAGACAATGACACCGCGATGGCTTCGCAGTCACGGGCACCTGCTCGGAAGGACACGGCAGATAGTGACATCGGCAGACGGGACAGAAACAAAGAGCCCATATGTCTACCCGCTGAACAAGATACTCAGGATGGCCCACGATGGCGAACTGAAAGGACTAACGGAATAATTGCATGGATGTTAACAATATTGTGCTAAGTGTGGCAGCGGCCACGGAATCTTTAAAAATCGATGAATCCACCTGCCAGCCGTGAGGGTTCGCAGGTTTTCTAAAGACTGATAGAATGATTATATAATTGGGTTTTAATACTTTCTAACGTGTGACAGAGGTCACGAATAGTACATCACATTTTCATAATACTTTACCCTGCCCGCCGTGAGGTTCGCAGGTTTTCTAAAGACTGATAGAATGATTGTATATAAGTTGTTAAGCTCTTGATTTTTTCGTGTGGCAGCGGCCACAAAATTAGTACATTAAAGGTGTGTTTTTTATTATTAATCATCATCATTATTGCTTACCTGCCCGCCGTGATGGTTCGCAGGTTTTCGAAAAAGGAACTGATACCAAGCAAACACATAAAGGAAGGATGGCCGAGTGGTCGAAGGCAACTACACATGGAATAAGCCGCTGAATAATGGAATTAAATTGCCTCGGATAGGCGGCGAAGAAAGCGTAGGACATCGCGGGTCCGAATCCCGCTCCTTCCACAAACGCCGAGGGACGCGCAGAGGCAATCCCGGCAAGTAGGCAAAATCATTTGTTGAGATCACTGAGGAGGTACAGCAGCCAGGGCGCAAGCCTGTACGTGTATCGAACCGAAACGGCAGCGAAAGAGACCGACAAGCCGACGGAGTGGAAGAGACGGTACCCAATCCGTAAGTACAACCAGAAGCGACAAGGTAAGTTCCGAATCCTGATGCTCACGAGTTGGGCAAGGTGCAACAGGCACAGGGATAGGTAGTAGTGTAAGGCCGAGGGAAGAGTGGGAGAGAATGAAAGCCGAATGAGCCGCAGGAATGCGGAAATTAAACAGAACTAACAGACGAAGAAGGTTCGCTAATATGTCCTTGAGCGAATACCAGGTGATGACTCACTTGGGGTAAGTATCTTAGGCAGGGTTGGGCACCTGCATGAGCCTCACTTCTGATAAATATATATGGTATGCCGTATGGTGTAACGGGGAAACATGATGGGTGCCGAAAGGAAGTCCCATTACGCCGGTTCGAGTCCGGCTACGGCGACAATTACGGAACATCTGCAATCTTTTAATGCGCCAAGAACAGGGCGTGCGGAGGTATGGTCTTGGAAAGCGAGACCACGCAGTAATGCGGCATTGCCGATCGGGGATGTCTGGTTCGAATCCAGGCTTGCGGGTGTTCCGTTCCCGTCGTATGGTGTAATGGTGGCACATTCAGCCAGAAGGCCTTCAGACTGACGGTGCCGGTTCGAGTCCGGCTACGGCGACAATTAAAACTCTAACAACTAAAAAACCGAATAATTATGAAAGAATTTCTGGAAATCATGGGTAAGGACATCATGAGTGAGAACTTCACCCGCAGGGAGTATGTCGTGTATGGCATCGTTGCACCGTTGGTGCTGTTGCTGGTATGTGGACTGGCTGGCAGTCTCTGAGCGTATGGCCAATCAAGTGACAATGGACGACCTGCACATTCATGGCGGAGTCGTTCAGCAGGTGACGTGCATGGGCGATGTCTATATGCACGGCGGCGTGGTGAACACGATGGAGGTGAAAGGCGACTGCAAGCAGAGTGGCGGCGTTATCAACCGTCGCATTCAGCAAAGAGTCGCACAGACCGTATATCATGAGCCGGAGCCGAAGGTGGTCTATCGTGACCGCGTGGTGTATAAAGACCGCAAGGTATTCTGCAACAATCCCAGTCTATCTGCTGAAAATGACAACCTGAAAAGGGAGAATGAAAAACTCCGGCAAGCCCTCAAAGAGCGAGACGAGCAGCAGCCCAGTGATGACATCTTGATAAGCAAGATTCGTCGGTTGGAAAGCCAACTGAAAGAAGAACGTGGGCAACATAAGAAGCAAATCGACGAACTGGAATGGCGACTGAAAGCTGTGACCGACATCGCCAATGGCAGGAATGAGCGCATCTATGAAGAAGAGAACCAAGACAGCCAGATAGAAGTGCCGGACGATTCGTTTGACGTGCTTTTCACGCTCATCAATGAGTACCCCATCGGCATCGACGGCGACATAGCCGAATATCTGGGCATATCCATGAACATGGTAAAGACCATCGCCAAGGTTCTTCGATTGGCCAAGTCGCCCGAAGCACGGCGCGAAGCGAGGGAACGGCTGAAGCGTCACGGCATCGAAATGATAGAGCGGCGCGGTGGCAATCAAACCAAAAGCAAAAAGAAACCCAACAAACAAAATAGCAAGTAATATGGCTAAGAAACAATTTATAAAAATCAGCGTACAGACACTGCCAAACGGCTATTCGCTCGACGTAGACGGCAAAGGATTCATGTACTTCAACCTTCAGGAGCTGGTAGAGGGCATCTTCGTCCACGTGGGACTCCAGAAGCTCGACTATCTCGACAACGAGATCATCACCAGTCTTATGACCGCCTGTGCCACATGGCCGAATGAGGGCGACGCTATCCAGGAGGCCGCAAGGCTGACGGAACAAGTGGAAACCCTGCAAGAGAGGGGCAACAGGAGTGCCGCAACCATTAACCAACTGAAGAAACAGTTGGCCGATACACAGCAAAAACTGGCCGACACTACTGCGAAACTCTCACGGCTTCTCTCTGCTGAGAAACCCGTGGAGAAGAAACAGCAGCCGAAGAGCGAAAGCAAGATTGTCACCCGTGGCGACGTGGTGCAGAAAGAGAAAGCCCCGAAGACCACGAGTAACATCACCAAAGGCGACGTTGCACCGAAGACCTCCAAGCGCAAACCCACCGAGCAGACGGCGACAATCCCCTACAGCGAGACAGTCTATCAGGCGTTGATGCTACCGCTGACTATCGACAAGACAGGCCTGCCCACTCGTGTGCTCTCCATCATGAAGATTGTTGGCGGTTCAAGCAATGCCACCGTGGGCGACGCTCTGACGCACCCAAAGACGGAGTTCATGAAGGTACGTGGCTTTGGCAAGGGTGTCGCAGAGAAACTGGAGACATTCCTCAGCAAGCGCAACCTTGACTACGGCATGAACGTGGAGGAAATCCTGATGAAGCATGCGATGAACCATAACCCCAACATTAAATAGTAACAACATGGAATTTGAAGGAAGAATTACGGCGGTGCTGCCAGCAAGGACTGGTAATCGCCAGGATGGTACGACATGGACTGATTTGTCTTTCGTATTCGCCTATTACGAGAACGGTGAACAGAGGTTTGAGGACTCGGCTCTTGTGAGCACGTTTGACACGAACATCATGGCGAAGATTGCGCCGTTTATCGTTCGCGGTGCTGACAATAAGGCTGTCGTGGAGAATGATGTGGTGAAGTTGAACGTGCCCCATATCCCGTGCCGCTGCGGATTCAGTCTAAGAGTGAAGACTGTCACAAAGAGAGACGGAACTGGTACTGCGAGAATACAGGACAACCGCTGTTATCGTCTCGAAATCGCGGGAGTGCAACAGCAGCATCCCGCCAATCATGTACAGCCACAGGCACAGCAGCCGGCACCACCTGTGCCGCCGATGCAGTCACCGTTTCCACCGTTCCCACCACAACAGCCAGTAGACAATGACGACCTGCCATTCTGATTATTTCTCGGAGAGTCGCCCGACAGGGTGGCTCTCCGCATTCACGAGAGAGACGATGCCCAATCAGCATCCGCAACTGAAAAATAACAACTGGAAGCGATGACCGACGAGACACGCAAGCAGTGGGACAACATCATTGATGCACTGCATCTGGAACAGGCCACGGGCATGACCCGCGAGGAACTTCACAAGAACATCGAGGCGGTGGCCGTCATGATGGACTTGACAACGGTGCTGGCCGACGTGATAGACTCCATGCTGCTTGACATCGACGACCTGCTGACTAAGGTGAAGACACCGCTCGACGAGCGCGACCGCAGCTACTTCAAGGAACTTCGCAAACTGGTGAACGCGGCCAGGAAGTGGGCACAGCGGGCGACACGCGACACCCGCCATTCAGAGCGAGATGACGACCTGACCACGGAAAGCGACTGGTGGAAGAACTTCATCCTCATGGTGGAGGATCGAACGGGCACCGACGACCTGAAAACGCGGCAGCTTATCCGCTGGATTTCGACAATGCCAAGTCAGATGCACCTCTTCGAGCATATCCGCACCAAGGACTTTATAAGACTGACAGACGTATGAAACCATATCCAGGCAAAACGGAGATGACCAGCGGGAAAGTACACCGATGGGTGCTCAACGACGAACAGCGGGCGTGGCTCTGCCGATGGTTCCCAGTGACCGAAAACAAGCGGCTGGCGAAGGCGATGGGCGTGAGTATGTACAAACTCCACTGCTTCGCCCGCGAATTTGGACTCACCAAGAGCGAAGCGGGCTGGCGGGCCATCAAACAGCGGCAGACGAAGGCGATGGCCAAGACAAACCACAAGAACGGCTGCTATGACCGCAAGCGGGGACACGCACCCAGCGAGGCCACGCTGGAGGGCAATCGCCGACGGTGGGAAGAATACCGCCAAGGACTGCGAGAATCGCCCTACGAGACGATAAAACGCACCGACCCTAAGAGATACCAAGCCATCATAGAAAAACGCTCTCAGAACCGCCGAGAAATGATTGCCAAGGAGAAGCGGCGCATCGTCTACGGACTGGAGCGCAAAACGAGCCTGAAGGTCGTAGTTATGAAGCCGTACACCCGCAGTCAGTTATCCCACCGATGCAACGCCCTGAAGCGCGGCTATCTGCTCGACATGGATTGCTCGGAGGGTCAGCCGGGCCGATACGTCATCTACTACGACGACGAGACACAGCGCAGCGCACGGTTCGAGGCCAACTGCATCAAGGACGGCTTCACCTTCAAGCGCGACGAATAACATCAAGCAACTATGAGCGAACAACAGAACAAAATACCCCTGCCGGGCGAGCCGACACCCGCGCCTGACTTCCTGAAAGGTGACGACTGGTTCGGAGTGAAAGTCGATGATGACTTCCTCGACTTCGACAAGCCCTACCGACCGCCGAGATATACGCTGGAGCGCAACGACGTTGCCTTTGCCGACGTTGGAGAAATCCACATCGTCAGCGGCAAGCCGGGCAACGGCAAGACGGGACTCATGGCGCAACTCATTGCGGCGACGCTGGGCGGGCAGTTCGGCAAGACCATTGCCCGCAAGGTGGGCCACAAGGTGAACGGTGCCGAGGGCTTCCAGGAGGTGCCGACGTGCATCCTCTATGTCGATACGGAGCAGGGCGAAGACGACACCATCGGATTCAAGAACCGCATCCTGTCGATGTCGGGCGTGCCCAAGGACGTAGCGAAGCAGCACCTGAAGATACTCCGGCTGCGCGACACGGAGCTGGCTCTCGACCGATGGAAGAAGATACTGAAGGCGATATGGCAGGTGCAGCCGACCGACATCTTCCTGGACGGAATGCTCGACATCGTGGAGGACTACAACGACCAGAAGGAATGCCAGCCCATCATCCGCAAGTGCATGATGCTGGCCACCCACTACGATGCCTCGCTATGGGCGGTGCTGCATGAGAACCCGATGGTGGACAAACTGGTGGGCACGCTCGGCAGCATCACCCAGCGCAAGGTGTCGGAAATATTCACCGTCATCAAGGTGAAGCAAAGCGAACTGAAGGAACACGACCGCAACCCGAAACTGCCGCCCATCTACTTCCGTGTGAAGCAGAATAAGGCGCGTGGCAAGGATGTGGAAGACTGGTACTTCCATTACGTCAGCGTGGACGGCGGCTGGGGTCAGCCCGTGGAGATCGACGACGAAGCGGCTCCGCAAGTAGCGGCGAAGGTTCAGGACGTGCAAGATGTCATGCTGAAGGCCGTTGTGAAGTGTCTGCTGGAGTTCATGTCGCCGCCCATGAGCGAATACTTCACCAACATCGTGAAGGAACTGAAACGGCGTATGCACATAGGCGAGACGAAGGCCAAGGAATACTTCAACGAGGCCAATTCCCGTGGCGTGTTCCACCTGCCTGTCAACGGACGGTACACGCTCGACACCAGCCAGTGCGACGCAATACTCAATGACTTACCATTCGCTCCGATGAGCGAGGAATAATATCAAGGAACTATGAACATTGAACTTGACCGCATCTACAACATGGACTGCCTGGAGGGGATGAAGCAGATTCCCGACGGAACGATTGACGCGGTGATTTGCGATTTGCCGTATGGGACAATGAAGGGCTTAGGCTCTGCGTTGAAAGGCTGGGACAATAGCACCGTGTCATGGGACGACATCATACCGACGGACAAGCTCTTTGCCGAATATGAGCGAGTGCTACGGCGTGGCGGTGTGGTTGTCCTATTCAGTCAAGACCCGTACACGTTGCACCTTCGGACATTCCCGGCAAAGAACATCGACTACCTCTATCCGATGATATGGAAGAAGGACAGCTTCGGCAATAACCTTATGGCAAACAAAGCACCCGTGTCGTACTTCGAGGACATCAGCGTATTTGCCAAGGCGAACCCTTTGCATGATTACGACCTTGCCCATCCTTTGCGCCCATACTTCGCAAAGGTGATGGAGTTCTGTGGTACCAAATCGTGCAAGCAGATAAATGAACGGCTCGGACATCGACACGCAGAGCATACGTTCTATATCAATTCGTCGCAGTTCGCACTTTGCACGGCTGAGACTTATCAGGAACTTATCGACGTATTCCATATCGACAAGATGGAAGGCTATCGGACGTATGAAGACCTGAAAGCGGAAGACGATACGTTTGTAATCGTCAAGGAGCACGAAAGGACGTTCAATCTGCCAGAAGGTGAGAAGTCTCTCAGCAACGTCTTGGAGTTCTCCAAAGACACCGACGGCTTTCATCCCACGCAGAAGCCTGTCGCGCTGATTCGTCGGCTCGTTCTCACCTACACCAACGAGGGTGACACGGTGCTCGATAACTGTATGGGCAGCGGCACGACCGCCATCGCTTGCATCAAGGAGCGTCGCCACTTCATCGGCTTCGAGCTGAACAAGGAATACTTCGACAAGGCTTGCAAGCGCATCAAGGCAGAGCAGGCACAACTGACATTATTTTGATATTCACAATTAAAAACATCAAGGAACTATGAAAGTATCATCAGCCCAAATCTTCAATGCCGCCATCGCTCTGATGAGCGGCGCAATGGCCGACCCCGAAACAAATCTCACGGCCTTTTCCGACGAGACGATTCAGAAGTACATCGACATCGCACAGCGCACGGCCAACCTCATTCCAGAAGTGGAGCAGAAAATGCCCGACGATGACGAGATACGTGAGGCCATGCACCTGATTCTTGCCGAAGGAAACGTGGGTGCCCTGCTGTTAAGCGACAGCCTGATGAAGCGATTCGACATCACCCGCCACGACAGCTACGTGCTCACTCAGCGAGCCGTGCAACTGGGAATAATTGAGGGGACGCCAGTCAGCAAGAACAAGACCGTATATTCGCTCATCAAATGACCAAAACCCTGAAACCCTCAGAAACCCCTCACGCACACGCACACACGCGCGTTATGGTTTTACACCTAAAGCAAACCCCCGAAACCCCCAAACCCTGATATTATTTTATATAATAAAATAAAATAATAACAGGGTATTGGGGAGTATTCTTGGGGATTTGCGTAGGGCCGCACCGAGGGTTTGCGACATTCAGACAATCGACCCTATAGCAAACCGCTGCGTTTTAGTATAGTAAAGCAAAGCGGCAAAATATACCCTAACATTCGACCTATGCCAAAGATACCCGACGACATCATCCGGCGCATACAGGACATCGCCAAGATTGAGGACGTGGTGGGCGACTTCGTGACGCTCCGCAAGGCGGGCGTGAACCTCACGGGCCTCTGCCCCTTCCACGACGACCGGCACACGGGCAACTTCATCGTCCGTCCATCGACCATCCCGGCAAGCCGTGGCGGCAACACCTACCACTGCTTTGTCTGTATGCGCAAGGGCGAGGGTGGCGGGCCGATAGACTTCCTGATGAAGCACGAGCGGCTCAGCTTCCCCGATGCCGTCCGCTGGCTGGGCAAGAAATACTCGGAGCCGGTGGATGACGTGCCCGTGAACTACACACCGCCGCCACCACGACCCGCACCGCCGCCACTGCCGCGACTGACCTTCAGGCGTGAGACCGTGGGCGACTCGATGAAGGGCATCGAGCAGACGCTCTTCGTCAGGTGGCTCCGCTCATTGCCGTGGGACGGCGAGCAGCGGGCAAGGCTCTCCGATGTGCTGCGCCTCTACTGCGTGGCCACCTGTCCGCACGGCCCCGAATGGGTGTCGTTCTGGCAGATCACCCACGACGGCGTGCCACTCACGGCCAAGTACATGAAGTATAAGGCCGACGGCCACCGCGTGAAAGACCGCGACGAGCAGGGCCGCAAGGTGTTCGCCTCCGACTGGGAGCACGCATGGCGGGCACGTCAGAAGCAGTACGACC